AGCATCATCCTGTGCGACGACTATCGGTGAGGTGCAGCTGGGGCTGTGGGGCTGTCTGCACGCCTATCCGTCACCAGTGGGGTGGGGGAGGACCCCCAGGAGGGTCGAGGCCGGGGACCATGGGGCACTAGCCGTCGTAAATCGCGGCCAATCTCGAAAGCTTGTCATTTTGCCATTCTGTTCATGTTGCACGTGCAGATGTAATGAAGCCCGGCACGCACTTGGCGTACCGGGCCTCGGTCAGTTAGCCCCGCCCGCGCAACGCGCCTTTGGGGGAATGGTCGTCACGCGGGCGGGAGTTATTGGGGCCTACGAGGAGGCAGGTTGAGCGGCATGTCGCAGGCTTTGATGATCTCGGGGAGCCTGTCCTGGTAGGTCATGGCGCTACCCCGAGAACCGGGATTTGGCTTCGATGACGCTTGTCCCTCTGGAGGTTCGTACCTCGACAGTAGGACTCTTGGCATCTTCCTTGGCACGACGGGCGATCTCCTTGCGAATAGCACCGCGGTGTTCGCGGGACATGAAGAACCCGGACTCGATGAGTCCTTTGGGACTGTAGTTCCGGGGGTACTTGTAGCTGTTCTTCGCCGCGTCCGGCGTCCAGGAAGACGTCAGGTACCGCGCCCGGACTACGCCGCAGCCACGGTCGCACGAGCCGACGAGGAGGTGCGCTCCGTGCGGGCGCTTCTCGATGTTGTCGTACAGGTCGGCGTTCCATATGTGGCCGAGATCCCAGCACACCAGGATAACTGTATCAACCTCGCCGACCCACTTCTTGAACTGTGGTTCTAGCATCTTTCGCCTTTCAGAACTTGTTCGCGTTGTTGCCTTTAGACCGGATCATGACTGACATCACCAGGCTACGCTCGTTCGGGGTGAATGCCCATCCCTCCTCCTCGGAAGTTTTGAGGAGCCAGTCTAGCAGGTCCAGCGTAAAGAGCGGAAGCTGGTCGCCGTCCATCTCAAGTGCGTTCGCCCGGTAAGCTACGTCGAGCATCACGTGCATGAGCCTGATGGCATCGTTCCGGTCGATAGGCCAATGCTCATCAAGGTACTGCGATATCAGTAGCACTCTTCCCCCTTCGTCGCTAGGACTAGCCTACCCGATACCGGCCGGAAAGGGAAGGCTTTCCCCGGAAACAATTTTAAGTATGTCCAGAGTTCTGCCGCAAACTCCGGGCTATTGCGTGCTCGGCGGAGTCCGGTTATGGTATGTCTAAGGGCCGCGCGGACATGGTCACTTCCCTTTGGCCAAAGATTCCATGCCTTCAGGCGCTCGTCTGTGGCCGTTGAGAATGCCATCGAGCGGCTCTGGAAGTGAAGGGTCGAGTCCCCAAGTTGTTTCTGGTGCTTGAGGAGCTGAAGCATCGCGCCTATGCGTACGGGGGATAGAGCCTCAGGGTCGGTCGAGTGGAACGTAGGGTCCTGGTCCCAGGCTTCCACGATGAGGGCCACGCCAGTCTTGTAATCGAGGGACTGAACTTCCCGCGCGAGACGGGCAAGTTCGATGGCCTGCGCGGGTTCTGGCCCGTCGAATTCTCCCCAGTCATGCTCCCATATGGCCGAAGGGGCATCCCCGAATATGCAGGCGCGCGGTACTGTCATGAGATACCATCCCGTGGTACCTCCTAATCCTGGATCGATACCCATGATATGAAGATGATCTGTTGGCATGATCCCTAACCTCCTTTCTTCCGGCTCCGCTCATACGCGGCGCGACGTGCTTCTGGCCATGGCTTGCCTTTTAGTTTTCTTGATATCGCCTCTCTCTGAAGATGATCTGTCGGCATTCCTCCCCCTCGAAAGTGCCGAGCCGGTCATGGGGTGCGCTCTACCTCCCCACAACCGGCCCGGTGCGGCCCCGGAGAAAGGCGAATAAAACCGGAACGCGCGTCTCTAGCTTACCCTACCGGCGAGGGGAAGGGAAGGGGGCAAACGAAACAATTTTCGAGCGGAAAGAGGGGCTAGACTTGTACCCTTTGACTGGCGTATAATCGGGAACTTCCGGGTAAACGCCGGGAAAACGGAACGTAAATAGATGGCGGGCCCAGAGTTGGCAGCTCCGGCCCGCCCGGATGGAGGAGGGTCCATCATTAACGAGTATAGCCGACCGGGCGATGGAAGTAAAGACCTTCGCGGCATGAAATCTTTCCCATTCCGGGAAGGGGCCGGGTACTACCGGACGCTAGGATGGACAGGCACTATCCCGGTCGCGCGGCAAGGTACAAAAGCCCCACTGGTCAAAGGCGTTACGGGTCACAATGGCAAGGATGTCGATGATGGCGAGCTGCGCCGGCTCATCAGGCAGTACCCACAGGCGAACCTAGGGCTTCGGCTGCCGTGGAACATTATAGGCATTGACGTTGATGCTTATGAAGGCCGACAGGGCGGCGCTACAATCATCGATTTGGCCCGGCGTCTCGGCTGTCACTTGCCACTAACGTGGAAAAGCACTTCACGTGCGCCGGGAGATGGTGTATCAGGCATCTACCTGTTCCACGCACCAAGAACCGCGCGGCGAGTGTGGGTGACTGACCTTGGTCCTGGCAGCGGTGTCGAGATAGCGCAGTACCATCACCGGTTCGCGACCGTAGCGCCGAGTGTCCACAACTCGACGGGGCGCGTGTATAAGTGGTGGTATGGTGACGCACGGGTAGAAGCCCCTTTGCCTAGTGATCTTCCAGAGTTGCCTGTGCCGTGGTGGCAGTACCTGATGTCGCAGCGTGACTACGCCATTGCGAAGCAGGCGCAAGGGCCTGAAGTACTTGAGTGGTATGCTCGCGTAGGTCCGGGAGCTATGTGTACATGGATGTCACAGTCGGCCGAGCGGGAGGCAGCCAAGGTGCGTATTGCTGGGGCGCTCGGCGGCCTTCATGATACACTATGCCAGGCAGTTACGCATCTATGTATGAATGCGGCCGAGGGGCATCTTGGCCTAGAACAGGCACTAGGCATTATAGAGTATGACTTTTCGCACGCAGGACGCCGCCGGAACATGCGCTCAGAGTGGGCCGGGGCGGTTAACACGGCAATGGCTAACGCCGCTGCTATTCCGCAGGAAGAGATAGACGTGTGCTCGATGGCGAGCGCCGACTGGAGGAAGATCACATGAGTAACAACAACCGTGACGACAACCACGAGTATGGCGACTTCAATGATGACTTCGATGACAACTATCAGCTACGCGGTACGGGTCCTGGCGTAAACCGCGAGAATCCAGACACGCCGTACTCCGGCCCAACAGCAGAACAGGATGCGGCGAATAGGGCCGCCGTAAGTAGGGCAATCGAATTCAAGCGGGCAAATCGCGAAGCTGATATTTTCCTGCGCGAAGAACTCATGCGACAAGGTGGGGATGAGAGTAAATTCGTGCCGACTAGCCTTCTGGATGTCTTCGATCCGGAACCCGTAGAACTAGACGCAAGCGGCGTACTCCTGTCAACCGGAGTACATAGGATCTCCGGCCCGGCGGGAAGTGGCAAGACTAGGTTTGCCTATTGGTGCGTGCTACAGCGAGTCCGCGCGGGCGAGAAATGGGCTATATGCGACCTTGAGATGGGTGCATCAAGAACTAGGCAAGCGATGCGGCAGCTCGGCGCTACGGATCATGATCTTGGGCGCCTATTCTACATCGATATGCCGGACAACATGACGCCTGACCTCATCGAACATGGCCGCGCGCTCGCCAGATCTGTGGTGTCACGTGGATGTTCGGGCATCCTATACGACTCAATGACGCCATTCCTCGCCGCGTCCGGGATGTCGGAAAACGACCCACAGGGAGTGCGTGACTGGACCGTATCGGCATGCTCGGGAACGGAATGCGCCATCATCATCGACCACACAGGGCACTTCGATTCGTCGCGCGGCCGGGGCAGTTCCGATAAGGGCGCGGTATGTGATGTAGACTTGATATTCAAGGCCGAATCGCCGTTCGCGATAGGCAAAAATGGACAGGTATCGATACAGGTAAACAAGGATCGTTCCGGTACACTACCCGCGAGAGAGATGATGTATATTGATGTAGAATGCGATGAAGGAACTATGGTTTTCATCCCCGGAAACTGGGAAGAGCCTATTCCATGGAGTGTTGATAGCCCCGTAGAAGAGATACTAGAACTATTGATACTCAAATACCCGGATCGCGACTACGCGCGAGCGGGCGAACTACAAAAAGAGATGAAGTGCGATAATAGTGAGAAGACTATCCTCATACGGGAAGCAGTAGAGGATGGGCGGATAATACTCAAAAGAGTAGGCACCGAGAAGAGATATTCTCTACCAGATTAGATCCGAGGGATGGGCTGGATCCGCCTTGGTTAGATACCCTCTCTTCTCTCGGACCCGTAAGGGGTCCGTAAGAGTATAGACGGTACCATAACCAAGGCGTCTACCAAACCCTTTTCCCGCGCCGCGCTTTGGTCAACAAGTATGGAAGTCGCCGAGATTAATTGTTACGGTATGGGTATCAGAATCGGGAGAGATGTCGCGAATGGTGAAGTATACGAATGAGTCGCCGTCGACCGGGAGGAAACAGATTAGGGCTTCTCCCTCGGCATCAAGTTGTGCCAGTTCTCGCGCGGTTTGTGACGCGGTCTTTGGCGTACCGGTTGGGCGGGCCTCAATGATGCCGCCGAATACCATGTCTGGGTACATGATGACGTTGACGCGGATGCCTGTGAGGATTTGTCCATCGTCGGTTATTGTATTGACTACCATAGTGCCGAGGCGTTCGAGTTGTTCTGCGAGTTCACCGGTTAGCATTTCGTTCCTTTCGCCGGTTCTAGTCTACTACATCAAGGGAAACGGGGCTACTCGGTCGAGAGTAGTCGACCCTTTCTTCCCTAGCCGGGGATGGCGCGGTATACTTCTCGGTAGCACGGTTGCGCTGAAGGAGGTGGGTTGGATGGACTTCGGTCCTGCGGAGGTTGAAGGTGTGGTGGCGAGATCGACCCACTCCATCGCGCCTGGTGGTTGCGCGGTCGTGTCTTGCCAGGGTTGTCATTGTCAGGGGTCCCCTGGTTACCAGATGTGTCGCCGTATCCCCCTCACTGCTGGCGGTTGGCTGTGAGCGGCGGCTCCTGGCGTTCGACGCCCCTGCCCCCTGGGTGGGGGCGTCTGCGCATGTCCATCCTTGTTCGTGATCCTGGATGTCAATGGGGGCGGCTTCCTGGCGAGGAGTGGGGTTGTGGACAGGACTCCACTGAAGTTGACCACATGGGCGATCCTGATGACCATCGTCCAGAGATGCTGCGCGGTCTATGTACATCACATCATCGGCGGCGCACGGCCGGTCAGGTGGCTGCGCAGAATGAGGCGCGCAAGTTCATGCGTATGCTACCTCGTGAGCCGCATCCGGGAGTTTTGCGCACAGAATGGGATGATGTGTTATGCCGCCGTTTGTGAAGATCCAGAAGAACCGGAAGCCCAAGGACGGCGAGAAGACCTGCCCGCCGTGTAGTGGTACTGGGCGGGTCAACACGCATGTCTGCCCAACATGTCACGGGGCTGGCGCGGTTCCTGAGGCGTGGAAGCCGGGAGACGGCCCGGTCAAGCATTCCGGTTCTGACGACGATAGCTACATGGAGGGCGGCTCCGGTGGCAAGACAAGTGGAGGGTAGTTGAGATGCAGTTCAATCATACGGCCACGGTCGCGGGGCCTGGTCCTGGCGTCAATGCCGGAGCCGGCAAGACGTACAAGCATCTTGGGATGAGGGTCTCGGGCAACGCGCCGGACTGTGTCGTGAACCTGGAGACGAGTCCCGACGGCGCCACATGGACTGTGGCGGACGCGGTCACTGGCGGGAATCGCTGGGCCATAGCTGGTCTTCACGCTGCGGCGCAGTATGTCCGGTCCAACGTCATCAACCTCGGCGCTGTTGTTGGGGGCCGTTCCGACACCGGCTGTGGTACCAATACTACCACGACGGTCACCGATCCTGCGGCTGTTGCGGCGGATGCCGGCAAGACCATTAGTGGGCCTGGCATTCCAGCCGGAGCCACAATCACCACTGTCACGGCCGGAACCGGTTATGTCATCTCGGCAGCGGCAACCGCTACCGCTTCCGGGCTGACATTCGTGGTTGGCGCAGGGGCACTTCCTGTCTCCACAACACTCAGCTACTCAAACTAGGGCATGTGAATGGCAGCTAGAAAGCGCCCAGAAGATCGCACAGGTGCGGCGTCCGGCTTTGCGGATGATCCGCGCTTCGTTGCGATCGCCAAGGGAACCTCCCGGCGAGCGGGCATCCCCATCCCGGAGGCAAACCCTTCATGGCACCCGACAGCGCAGTCGTGGTTCAGGTCGCTTGCGCTGTCGGGGCAGTCAGACTTCTATGAGGCGAGTGACTGGGCCACGGCCGTCTTTTGTGCGCAGATCTATGACATGTTCCTGCGCACATACAAGGCAACTCTCCTGCCGTCATTCGTGCGGCTTAGTGAGAGACTCGGCGTTACGGTCATCGACCGGAAGCGCAATCGCATCGAGCTGGATGAGCCTGATGCGAGTGATGCTGATGAGGATGCTGCTGATGAGGCCGTCATTGCGTGGCATGGGCGCCTCGGAGTTGTGAGGGATTCCAATGGTTGACTTCAATCCCAGCGAGCTGCGCGGGTACCATGGGCGGTGGGGATTCGGGGGTGTCGTGAAGGGGCATCTTCGGCACCTGAAGTCTGGCAAGATCGTCCGGGATGCCGTACATCCGGCAACTCATGCTGAAGTCAAGGCTGCTGAGAAGAAGGTATCGGCAGAACAGCATCAGGCAATGCGAGAGCATCATGCCGCCCGGTCTGGCGTCAAGCCAAAGGAGGGCGCTAGGAGGCCGGCTGGCGCTAAGCCACCGGCAAGGAAGCCTGCTGCGAAAGCTCCCGCCAAAAAGGCAAAGGGCGGCGGTGGTGGAGCAAGAAACGTTGCCGGGCTTGCCAGGGGCGCTGGTGCGGCTGGCCGTGGTGCTGGAGGGCTGGCCAGGGGCGCAGGTGGAGTTGCCCGGCTCGGAATGGCGGCACACGGCAGGAAAGCGGCAGCCGCCAAGAAGCCAAAAAAGGCTAAGGCAGCCAAGGCGAAAAAGGCTCCAGTCAAGAAGCAGACTGCTGCGCAGAAGGCCGCGATGGCAAAGTCTAAGGCCGCAGCACGGGCAAGAGTACGGGCGGCAGCTGCTGCCAATAGGGCGGCAGCGGCAAGGGCACGAGCGGCAGCAGCAGCGGCACGACGGAATGCAGCAGCGGCAGCGGCGGCGCAGCGGCGTGGCGCGGCGCTAGCGGCTCGTACTCGTGCCCCGGTCGGGAGGGCACCTACTGTAGCAAGGGTTGGCGGCACTGCGACCAAGGTCACTCCGTCGGCTGCTGTGATGGCGAATCTGGCCAAGTACGTAGCAACAAGGTAGGGGTGTAATGTGGATATTGCTCCGAGAGATAGGCTGGTAACGCTGCCTGAGGGACTCCCGGAGCTCACCCTTGGCTGGGAGTCAATACATTGGGCTACAAAGTACCTGCGCCAGCCAGATGGCCCTAATGCTGGGATGCGATGGGAGTTCATCGAGTCGCAGGTACGGTTCCTGTTGTGGTGGTACGCTATCGATCCTGATGGCCGTTGGCTTTTCTATCATGGAGTGCGTAGGTGGCCAAAAGGTGCCGGGAAGTCTCCATTTGCGGCCGTAATAGCCATGATGGAACTGCTAGCGCCTGTACGGCTCGCGCGGTTCGATGACTCAATGCCTGGCGGATGTGTTGGCAGGCCGGTATCGATGCCGCTAGTCCAGATTGGGGCATCCTCGCACGACCAGGCTAACATCAACACGATGCGAATGGTCAGGGCGCTACTGCCAAAGAACTCCAGGCTGTTCCGCGACTATGACATTGATGCCGGCAAGACCATCTTCTACATCCCCGGTGGCGGACAGCTTATGGTCATTACCTCCTCGCCGACAACCGAGGAGGGTGCGCTAGTCACGTTCGCGATCCTAGACCAGACTGAATCGTTCACGCCGTCGAATGGTGGCGTAGATCTTGCTGAGGTTATGGACCGTAACGTCGCGAAGCAGGGCAACAGGATTATTGAGACATCGAACTCCTGGGAGCCGGGCAAGGAAACTGTTGCTGAGAATACGTTTGATGCTTGGGTTGCGCAGGAGGAAGGTCGTCTCAAGGGGAAAGGCCGGATACTGTATGACGCTAGGATGGCGCCTCCTGATGTCGATTGGGATGATATCGCGTCGATACGCAAGGCTGTCGAGTTCGCGTACGGGGATGCTTACTGGGCTGATATTGATGACATAGTCGAGAACCGCATCCTGTCGCCACGTACCAAGCTTGATGTGTCGAAGCGGTACTACCTGAACTGGCCTGAGTCGGCCGAGGATGCCTGGACGACGCAGCAGAAGTGGGCCATGATGGCCGATCCCGAGTTCAGGATTGAAGATGACGATGATATCGTCATGTTCTTTGATGGCTCGCGGGTGGAGGATGCTACCGCTCTTGTTGGGTGTCATGTAGAGACGGGATTCGTATTCACGCTTGGTATATGGGAGCCGCGCGGCTCGCGGCGAATCCCCATGGATGAGGTTCATGCTGCTGTACTGGCCGCCAAGGACCGGTGGAGTGTGCGTGCGTTCTTCGCGGACGTCAAGGAGTGGGAAGAGTCCACCAAGATAACGTGGCGTGCGCTGTTTGAGGAGGAAGTTGATGTCTGGGCAGTCCCGAGCGGAAGAGATCCGCAGCCGGTTGCGTGGGATATGCGATCGCATGTTGGCGAGTTCACGCAAGCTTGCGAAATGGTTCTCTCGGAAATCGACCAAAACGCAGCCACCGGGACCGGGTTCCGGCACGACGGTGATTCCGCCCTAGGCCGACATGTCATCAATGCTCGGCGACGTCCAAACCGGTGGGGGATCTCTATTGGCAAAGAGAGTCCTAAGTCGCCGAACAAGATTGACGCGTGTGTGTGCATGATCGGCGCACGGCATGCTAGGCGTCTTGTGCTCGCGAACAAGACCTACAAAGAACGCAAGGCAACAGGCGGCAAAAAGGGGAGCGGTCGTGTCTGGTCATTTTCTTAGGAGTTGGGTGTCGTGATTATCGGTATTGACAACGTTACCGAACTGACGACCAAGGCGCTCCAGGCGCGGATGTCGGAGCAGACACGACTGCGAAGGATTAGCCAGTATGTCAGGGGGCGTCAAGATCCGCCGTACGTTCCGCGCGGTGTGAATGCCGAGTATCGCTGGATCGCCAAGAAGGCAAAGCGTAACTTTTTGCCGCTTGTCATCTCGGTGGTCTCTGAGAACCTTCACGTTGATGGCTATCGGCCGTCCGGGACAACGTCCAATGAGCTTGCGTCTCCGCAAAGGCCGCAGCCAGAGTGGGATGCGTTTCGTGCTAACCGTATGGTGTCGCGGCAGCATGGCGTTCATCGCTCGGTCATCCAGTATGGCTCGGCGTATACGGTCGTGTTGCCTGGGAGGATGGCTTCTGACGAAGAGCAGGGGCAGAATGTTCCGGTCATCCGGCCGGTATCGCCCCGGCGCATGACGGCGTTCTATGCCGATGAGGTGGATGATGAATGGCCTCAGTTCGCAGTCGAGGTCAATATGATCAACATGCCGCAAGGCAACGCGAAGCTGGTCGTGTATGTCTACGATGAAGTCAACCGGTACATCCTGACTGGGAATGCTGTGGCGGACCCGACTCAGGCGGCGCTACATCTTGCCGACCAGGATGATATACTGCTGAACGGGCAGCCTGTTATAGCGTCGCATGGACTAGGGATGTGTCCGGTTGTGCGGTTCCTGTACGAGACGGACCTGGACGGGGAAGTTGACTGTACCGGCGAGATCGAGCCGCTCATGCCGATTCAGGACCAAATCAACTTCGACACGTTCAACTTGATGATCTCGACACAGTTCGCTGCGTTCCGGCAGCGCTGGGTTACCGGGATGTCGCCCGTTGATGAGGAGGGTCATGAGGCTGCGCCGTTCCGGCCCGGTGTCGATCGTGTCTGGGCTAGTGACGACGCAACTACGAAGTTCGGCGAGTTTGGCGAGACGTCATTGATGCCGTACTCGTCTGTTCGCGAGGATGGCATTCGACACATGTCCACAATTTCGCAGGTGCCTCCATACCACCTGCTGGGACAGGTGGCGAATATGTCAGCCGAAGCGCTAGCCGCCGCGCGGGATGGCCTTGACCGGAAGATCGAGGAACTACAGGCATCTATGACAGATCCATGGCGCAATGTGTTCCGGCTATCGTCGCTTGCCGGGGGCAATAAGGATGGCTGGTCTGACTTGTTCGGCACGATAGTGTGGCGTGATACGTCAGCACGCGCATTCGGCGCGACGATCGACGGCCTTGGCAAGATCGCACAGATGCTCGGCGTGCCTGCTGAGGAATTGTGGGCTAGGATTCCTGGCGCCACAGCGGATGATGTCGCTGCCTGGCAGCTAGCGGCACAGCGGCAGCGGGCACAGCAGATAGTTCAGCAGCTTGCTGCCGTACAGTCTGGCATACCGCCGATTCCGGCTCCAGGTGCTCCTCCAATTCCGATGCCTATCCCGGTAATGCCTGGTGCTCCGGCCGTTGCTCCTGCTGCTGCCTCTGCTCCGGCAGCTCCAGCGGCGCTGCCTCCTGCTCAGCCACCTGAGGGTGCGCCGTGAGCATGCCCGGACTCCCTGTGCCTGCTGGACAGTCTTCAGCCCTGCTGTTCGGCAGGTACAGGGGCAATCAGTACGCTATCGGACATCGTGTCGAGGCGGCGATCTCGGGCTTGTGGGCGCAGATGATTGATCCTGTCCACTTCAATGATTCGTGGCATCGTCTTGAGCCGCTAGTTTCGGGGATTGTCGATACGCATCATGATATGTCGGCTGCTGATGCTGCTGAGTACTATTCTCTGTCTCGCGCGGTAGCTGGCTTCTACGGCGCGACGGTGCCTGGTGTTACGCTTTCGGACGAGTACCGGTCGCATGTAATCAATGTGATGGGTGTTGGGCAGTTCTTCCATTTCCTTGGGGACGGTGATGATGCTCCGACGGCATCAGTGAAGGCGCTAGATGCCTTGAAGGGCGCTAGCTCACGTCTTGTGATGAATGGCGGGCGCGATACCGTGTTGAAGGCGGTATCGAGTGATGACAACTCTCTTGGATGGGAACGCATCTTGGAGTCTGATCACAAGGCGTGTAATTATTGTTCGATGTTGACGGGTAGTACTGGAGTACAGAAGGAATCTGCCGCACGATTCCATGCGCATGATAGTTGTTACTGTCTCGCACGGTCAGTCTTCAACGGACAGCAGTCGGTTAATGCCGGTATTCAGGCCGAATGGAAATCGGTGACTACCGGGAAACAAGGCAAAGCCGCAACAGCGGCCTGGAATCAGTACTGGAGTGGGAAAGATGTCGGACCTGAAAGAGGAAGCACTACGGGGACTGCTCAAGAAGAAGCAGGCAATGCCGCCGTCGGCGCAGAATCAAAGTGACTCGCCGCGATTCCCAATCAATACCCGTAGCGGGCCGACGAATTCCTTGTCGGCGGCTATCCGGGCAGTCGGCCGCGCGAAGCCTAACACGCCAGAGGAGCGTGCTAAGGTTCGGCGCTACATCATGGGCGTCGCGAAGACAAAGGGGTGGTCCGACGATATTCCCAAGACCTGGAAGCCGGACGGGACGCTGACGACGGGAGGTTCATGATGTCGCTTGATGTTAGTGGCACTAGTGTTGTCATCGAGACTGTTCCGAATGCCTTGTTGGCGTTCTACTTCCCGCAAGGCAACGATATTGCCGTGACTGTGTATTATCCCGAGGTTGCCGATGGCACCGGAGCATCCTCGAAGTTTTACTACAAGAAAAGCCGGGAGACGAGTGATAGTGATCCAACCACGAAGACATATGCGGCTCCTATTGTGAACAACCCGAACAGTTCAGGGACATGTATGTCGGTACTCGACATACCGGCTGCAGACAATGGGGTTGCCGGGTCATTCTGGTGGAGGATCGATGCTATTGATTCCTCCGGGGATGTAAGTACTGTTGGGTACGGAACGCTTCTTGTGAAGGAGGTGTGATGGCACAGAAGGAAGAGCACACGAACATGCCAGGCCAGTTGCTTAAGTACTGGACTACTGGCGCTGGTGCGGCCAAGCTTCATTGGGGAGTGCCTGGTGATTTCGATGCGTGCGTGACAGAGCTGTCAAAGTATGTTTCGTCGGGCATGGTGAAGGGGTTGTGTGCCAACATACACAGGCATGCGACGGGCGGCTGGCCCGGCCATGCTCCTGGCGTGGAAGAGGCCCTTACGAAAGCCCGCGAAAGCCGTTCGCGCTAGGGACTAGACTTCCGGGCCGATAGGGTATATACTCCCGCGTAGAGACGTGAATCTGGAGGGCGCGATATGAGCGGAGCTGCTGGGGATGCCGGAGCTGGGCCCGCAACGGGCACTGCCGGCGCGGCACCTGACACGGGTGCGGCCGGTACGGCTACGGAAGACCAGGATGCTGCCGGTTTGCTAGGCAGCATGCTCGAAAACGGTCAAGGTCAGGATGATGACCTTGCTGCGCAGGTCGAGCACTGGAAGCAGATGTCCCGCAAGCATGAGCAGCGGGCCAAGGCCAACTCCAGCGCGGCTTCGAGGCTTCAGCAGATCGAGGACGCAAACAAGACCGAACTCCAGAAGGCGCAAGACGCGCAAGCAACGGCCGAGCGTGAGCGTGATGAGGCAAGATCCTCGCATGCTCGCGTTATGGCGGCCGCTTCCAACAACCTTCCTCCAGAACTCATTGATCACCTCGGCACCGGAACGGAAGAGGAAATCAATGAGCGAGCAGAGCTATTCTCCCGGATCATAGACGAGACGGCCCAGGCGATAGCGGAACAGCTCGTGGCGGACGCGGGTATTGACCTGAATGGGTCTACGCCGCAACCGCAGCAGCAGCAGCCACAACCGGGCGCACGTCCGGTTGAATCCATGAGGCCTGGATCGGCCCCATCTGGCGGAACGCCGATGAACAACGAGCAATGGTTCCGTAACCTGCTCCATAACACGTAGGCACTTCGGCTTCCGCCTTAGTGCGGGAAGGCTTCAGATGGCAGGCACTTACAATGAGGGGATCTTCCGGTCGTCCGGGACTCCTGATCCTCTCGTGCCGCAGCCCTTGGCTACGGCGATTATCCAGGAGGCTCCAAAAGCCTCGGCGGCTCTCACCCTGATGAACAAGACCGTCCTGTCTTCCAAGACCCAGAGGATGCCCGTTCTCGACGTGCTCCCGATGGCGTACTGGGTCGGCGGGGACACCGGTCTCAAGCAGACTTCCCAGATGGCGTGGCAAAACGTCATCATGGTGGTCGAGGAGCTTGCTTGCATCGTGCCGATTCCGCTTGCGTACCTTGACGACGCGGACGTGCCGTTGTGGTCGCAGGTTCAACCTCGCATCACGGAGGCTGTCGGCGCGCTGATCGACTCGGCGGTTCTTTGGGGCGTCAACAAGCCCGCTACTTGGGGCGAGTCGGTGTTCACCGGAGCTGGGAAGTCGGGGCACTTCTCGACTGAGGGCGCTGGCCTTGATCTTGGTCAAGACGTCACCGTCCTGGGGCAGTTGCTAGCGCAGACCGGATACACGGTCAGCGGTTTCGCTGCGATGCCGGGCATCAGCTGGAAGCTGGCCGGAATCCGGTCGGCACAAGGCGTTCCCATCTACCAGCCGGACATGACGGATACCCCCGGAGGTAAACTCTATGGGTACCAGATGTCCGAGATCAACAACGGCTCATGGATCAACCCGACTGCTGGCGCGCTCATGCTTGCCGGGGACTTCACCAAGGCCATCATCGGAGTCCGGCAGGACATCAATTTCAAGATGTTCACCGAGGGCGTCATCTCCGACGACACCGGCAAGGTCATCCTCAACCTCATGCAGCAGGATGCCGTCGCGATGCGCATGGTTATGCGCCTCGCCTACGCGACTGTCAACCCGGTCACCGTCATGCAGAAGAACCAGACGATCACCCAACGGTGGCCGTTCGGCGCGGTTCTTGGTGTTGGTACGGTTGCGCCCGCTAGTGGCCCGATCAATGTCATCCAGGCGTACCCCGGCGGCACGCGTACCACTACCGACGTCGCAGGCACGACCGGCGCGGATGCGGAGGGCGCTGCCGAGGACGCGGAGAAGGTGGAAGAGGAGTCCGCCGGCAACGGTGGAGCTACCCACACTCGCGGCCGGACGCCGCGCTCAACCTCCAAGGAGTAGTTCATGTCGTCGCTGCCCAGTCTCGCCACGCCCGATGACATCGCGGCGAGGCTGGGCCGCAACCTGAATCAGAACGAAGCCGCGCGGGTTCAGGGGCTTCTGGATGACGGAAGTGCTATCCTGCGCAGGTTCTGCCGTAGGGACTTCCTGTTCTACGACACAGACACCACGACTCTGGTTGCTGACGGCGGCATTATTATGCTGACGGCATGGAAGCCAATCGTTAGCATCACCTCGGTTATCGCTCTCGGCGGTACGCCCGGCATTATGGACATCCCGGTTACGTGGTACCATTTCGATGCGGTCGACAAGATCACGGTGTTCAATCCGGCCTACTCCGGGATCATTAACCTGCCGGAGATCTGGTACCAGGAGACGTTCTGGTGGGGTGGTAGCTTCAAGATAACTGGCTCGCACGGGTTCACGGATACTCCGGCAGACGTGTCGGCCGTACTGTGCTCGGCGGTCACTTCCGAGCTAGCGACACCGACGATGTCGGCCACCCTGATGAGCGAGTCCGTCGGGGCTTACTCGTACTCGATGCGGCGTACGTCCGGCGCGGGTTTGAACGCTGCGCTGCTCGACGCCGGTATGAAGACTGTGCTCGCTGATTACCGCAAGAGTCTTGGGACTCTGAAGATTGCTTTGTGAGGAGGTGTAGCTATGTCGATGCCGTACCTGCCGTACGCCGTTACGATGACGCTGTTGAAGCGTGCGGTGTCCGGACAGGATGAGTATGGCAATGACACCTATACCGAGACTCCGCTTCAGATTCCGCAATGTGTGTTCCAGCCTGCCGGAAGCACGGAGAACCTCATTTTTGCCGATCAGGTGTCGACGACCGACACAATCTTCATGCCTGGTGGTACGGATGTCTCGGCTCTCGATGCTATTCAGTACAATGGCGACACGTACGAGGTCACCGGCGAGATCTCGGCATGGACGTCGCCGTTCTCCGGCCGGGTATCCCCTATCCGCGTGAATGTTTCGCTGATAACGGGAGGGTCGCCATCATGACTGATGCTAGGTACATTCCTGATCATGATGGGATGGGCAAATTCCTCAACTCTGACCAAATGCGTTTCGGCATGGAGATTATTGCCGAAGAAATCAAGATGCGGGCCGAGGTTATAGCTCCCGTTGATCGCAAGAGTAAGCATCCTGGCCGGTATAAGGCGAGTTTCCATGTCAGGTCTAATCTTCATGGAGGCGCGACGAATGACCGCGCCGAGGCGGTTGTGTACAATGATGCGCCGGAAGCGTTCTACGTAGAGTTTGCTCACTGGGGTGCCGAGCCTGAGCATATACTGGCTCGCGCGGCATTCATCCCGCTGAAGGGGGTGGCTGGCTGATGACGTACCCGGTCTTCCCCGATCCTGAGACGATGTTGATGTACGCGCTCGTGCCGCAGAACCCTGACATCCGTTTTGTTACAGTCATGCCGTACGGAGACCCAACTAAGATCACCGCGCGTATCCGGCGTACCGGCGGCATAGTTGTCCATGTTGGTCTTGATCGTCCTGTCATTGATATTGATGTGTTCGGCCCTAAGTCCCAGATTGGTAGTGTCTCCGCTGCTGCGAGAGAAATCCAATCACAGATGATGTCGCTCATGAGCGCCGTCGTACCGAATGGAGTGTTTCAGCGCGTTACCACAGTCAGCAGTCCACGTCAACTACCGGAGGTTAACCCAAGCTTGGTGCGGTATTCCGCAACGTATGAACTTAGTGTACACCCGTAGGAGGAAACAGAATGTCACCTAGTAGTAGAGCAGCAGCGGCAGGAGTAGCCGAGTACGACGTAGAAGGTCCCGTTCCACTGGCTGGCTTGCCGGCCCCCAGCACCGGGCCGTACAAAGACAATACGCTGCTTTACGCAGCAGGCGATGTCGTTGCGTGGGTCGGGCCGCCGAACGTAGCGCCGCCAGTCGGGTTTGAGGACCCGACTACGATCGTCGGCGGCAGTTATCACTGCTGTGGCTGGACGGACGTGTCCGGCTACATCTTCAAGCTCGACGAGACCATCAAGGACATCCCGGCCGCCGGGGTTCTTACCCCGATCCGGTCCATCCTCACCGGCGGCGTCAAGACCTGTCAGGTCATCTTCCTGGAAGCGCTCAACCCGAACGTCCAGGCGCTCTACGACGATGTGTCGATCTTCCCGGCCGCATCATCGCCGCTCAAGCCTCCGCCCGGTCGTGTTGACGCTTCATGCGGCACGACAATCAATAGCGCAGTTGTCACGGACGTCGCGGTTCTCGCTGGAGATGTCGGCAAGGGCGTATCCGGCGTGGGCGTCCAGATCGGCTCAACGATCACGGCCGTTACGGCTGGTGCTAGCTTCACGATGTCCCTGCCGGCGACGGCGACCGGTGCGGCTGTCTCCTTGACGATTGGCAGCTTCATTGCCGCCTACATCCTCCCGGACCCGCCCGCCGACAACCGGTACTCGCTGATCTTCGACAGCATCGACGGCGTGAAGAGGCGGCGTCTCTACGCCCCGTTCGCCAAGGTGACGGCGCGCGGCAACGACCAGACGCAGCAGGGCGACATCACCATGACAGACCTCACGTTCACCTTCTACCCCGGCACGATCGGGACTGTCAACAACGCCGTCGCGCAGCGCTACATCGGCTACGGCAAGGACGTATCGGCGTACTTCGCATGAGCACCGACGATTGGGTGGAAGTGCCCCAAGACGAGCAGCCGGTCGATGTCGATCTTGACGCGATCGACGATGTGCTGCGCAAGGAAGTTGTCGGCGAGGGCGTCACGGTACGCATCGACGGCAAGGTCATTCATGTGTCGCACGCGAAGGACTGGTCGTCTTCCGCGATGCGCGCGGCGTCGGCTGGTGACTGGGATACGTGGGCTCGGGAAGTCATCGATGATGACGCCGAGTTCCGTGTGTGGGTCGAGGCCGACCTCAAGAACTACCAGGTCGAGGCCGTATTCGAGGAGTGCGGCAGGCAGTCCCGGATGAACATGGGAAAATCCAGAAAGCGCTCTGGGTCACCGAATCGTTCCCAGAGGAGGTAGAAGCAGACCTGCAGCGCTATTACGGTGTAGCTTTGTCCAGCCTAGGCAGTAGCCTTTCCTGGCGCAGACTACTGGTACTGGTAGACCATCTTCCTGCGGAGGGTGCCTTGAATACCGCGATTCGGAATGCGACACCGGCCGATATGCTCGCTGTCTCGGCTGGCGATTCCTCGCAGGCGCCATGGAGTTCTCTTGAGATGTTGACTGCCGCGCTTGTCGATGAGGTGCGGCAGCTCAACTGGATGTTCGCGAGCGTGAATTCCGGCGGCCAGAACATCAAGAGGCCAGAGCTTGTTCGTAGGCCGGGTGCCGGCACTCAACGTGGCAAACTGATGAGTGTCGAGTCCGCGCGGACACTTGACCCTCGTCTACGCGGCCTTGATGATGATGAAGTGCGCGCACGGATGGCGGGGAGGGGTGCGTTATTGTGACCGACATCTTCGTAGGATCAGTAGCCGTCGGAGTAGTTCCCGACGCGCGGGGCTGGGAAGACAGGATGCGTCAGCAGCTACTTCCGCCTTCACGAAAGGTCGGGGATGAAGTAGGCAAGGAGATCGGCGATAGTGTAGAGAGTGGGATGGCTGAAGCTGGGGATAAGTCGGCCAAAGACTTTGGGGAAATGTTCAAGGTCCGTATCAAGGAGATGATGGATACACTTCCCAAGGTACAGCTTGATGGTGACGCAACGCCGATCGACAGGAAACTGAATGAGATCAAAACAAAGTTGATGATACTTAGCAAGACTAATCTTCTTGACTCCAAGAAGGCCATCTCGAACCTGACTATGATAGAGGCTGATGTCAAGGCCCTAGCAGATATGGCCAAGGGCGTCAAGCTAGACTTCAACACCAAGGATGCACTAGGCAAGATAGCGGAGCTACGCCTCGCGGAATCGAAAATTCTGCTTGGTGGTGCTCCGGGTGGCGGTGATAAGGCAACTAAAGGCCCTACTGTTGCAAGTCTCGAAGCTGCTATATCAACGGCGTCAGGAGCTGCGTCGGCCGGTACCGGCGTTCTTGGAAATATTATGGCGTTCTTCGGGGGAATCAAGGGGTTCTTCGGTGGAGGTGGCGGTGGCGGTGGCGGTGGTGGTGGTATTGTCGGGGCAGCGGCCGGTGCTCCGGCGGCAGGTGGCGGTGGAGGTGGAGGACTTGCGGCGCTCGGAGGGCTAGCTGGTCCTATTGGAATTGGAGCAGTAGTTGTAGCGGCTGCTCCGTTCATCGGGCAGATTGTTGGCGGGGCTATCGTTGGTGTCATGGGTTCTGCCCTTCTTGGCTTGGGTCTTGCCGGCGCGGCGATGACCGGGAAGCTTTCCGCGCCATTTAAGTCGCTGACGAAGCAGATTTCCGATGACATGAAGCAGATCGGGACGCCGTTTGTAGCGCCGCTTAGAGAGGTAATGAAAGAGATAGCCATAGTCACCCATGAGATGACGCCTATATTTGCCAAGGCTAGCAAGATTCTTGGCGTTCCTTTCCAGAAGTTCCTTGATGCTATTGTGAGGGCGTTCGGCCAGAAGTCGGTTCAGACTTCTATTCTCGCGGTAGCTAATGCCTTCCAGTCTATCTTGACTGCTGTCACTCCGTCCATTGGTCGTGACGTAGGGACGTTGGCAAACTCCATGACAAAACTTGCCAACACTATTGCGGCGAATCCGCAGGCAATGGCTAATGTGTTCAATTACATAGTCAGCATTATCAACTTCCTCATCGCGAGCACGGCCGATCTAGCAAAGATTGCCGTAGTCATCGAGAAGTGGCATGGCGGCGCGGCCGGGCATGCTGTTGCGGCTACTACCCGGCACACGACTGAAGCTGTAAAAGGTGTTGTTGATGTAAATAATGCGCTATGGGATCTGGGTACCGGAAATATTCCCGCTACAAGAAGGGCTGCTGGAGCTGCAGGCAGAGCAATTAATCAGTCTGTAACTTTCCAGAAAAGTGCTACGCCGGGATGGGCACAGGCATTCTCAAATCAGTCGATGAGTCACGTTGTCGATGACGTCAGAATTTTCTTTGTCAGCCTAGGGCGAAATATCGGTCACTGGGCTACGGTTGCGTGGGATACGTCGATATCCGCGATCGTCCATACGTGGCAGCGTGGTCATAATCTCATGGTTGGGTGGGGCCATGATATCGCTCACTGGTTCGATGACGTCAAGCATTTTTTCATCGTCGGCTGGAATACGGTCTACAATACTACTGTACAATGGATTATACATACATGGCAACATGGCCACAACCTTATGGTAGGATGGGGTCATGACATCGCTCATTGGTTCGATGATGTCAAGGGCGCTTTCGAGAAAGGCTGGAACTGGGTCTATGATCATACCATTGGCGCTATCATCCGGTTGATTGCTCATGCCGGTTCTCTGTTTGATGGTTGGTACCACAATGTACTAAACTGGTTTACCAATACTGAGAATGCGTTTATTATTGCTTGGGATACTATCTACAACGATACAATAGGCGCGATAATCCGCCTGACTGGCCGCGCCATGACTTTGTTTACCGGTTGGAAGAATAACATCATCAATTGGGGCAAGGATGCCCTGACCTGGCTAGTAAAGATGGGCAGCGATCTTATTGCCGGATTCAAGAGCGGTATCGTCGGCGCGATGAAGGATGTTGCCTCATGGGGCTACAACGATATCGTCAAGCCAGTTATCAACTTCCTCTTGAGTCCGACCGGATTCAGCATACACTCACCGTCCAGGAAGATGATCCCGATCGGCAGGCAGATCATCACCGGCATCATCCATGGCATGATCGGCGAGGGCAAGAATATTGGGCACTTTGTCGCCAAGGTATTCGGATCATGGCCTCATGCGATCATGAGCTACCTTTCAAAGGGGCTCATCAACATGGGTCAAATAATGAAGCTGCCGTCAAAGGCTATTGCCTCTCTCGGTGGTGTCTTGGGATTTGCTGGACGAGGAATTGGTGCCGCCGTTAGCGGTTTCTGGCATATGCTGACTGGTGGTGGCGGCGGTAATGTTGCTAAGTGGGCCGGTACTGTTTCCAGGGCGCTTACGATGCTGGGACTTCCGCAATCTCTTTCGGGCGCGGTTCTGTATCAGATGCAGACTGAGTCAGGCGGGAACGTGAACGCCATCAACCTTACAGACATCAATGCGAAGCGTGGTGACCCGTCGCGCGGCCTAATGCAGGTTATTGGCTCGACGTTCTCGGCATATCATGTTCCTGGTACTTCGTGGAATATATATGACCCGCTCGCCAATATCGCTTCGGCCTTGAATTACGCTAGGCATGTGTATGGCCCAAACCTTGCTAACAGCCGAGGCGGTATCGGATCGGGGCATGGGTATGATTCGGGTGGATGGCTACCTACCGGCGTAACGCTCGCGTACAACATGACTGGGCAGCCGGAGCGTATCCTGTCGCCTACCGAGCTGAAGGCAATGTCGGCTAGTGGTGCTCAGTACCATGCGCACTTCGATGGCCTGACCGGCGCGGCTATCGAGTCGCACGTACGTACCGCATTCCAGCTAATGAACATGCAGCAAGGGAATCTTTACCGGCAAGGGAGGCGGTCTTGATGTCTGTCGCGCCTACACCGCTGAACATAACGTATATTGATCCTGATGGCAAAACGTGGAACTTGTCTGATCGTTCGATGAGTAATGGGTACGTCTGTTCGGCTATCGCTGGGATTGATGGATTCCCTGTGATGATGCAGATTATCCCATTCTTGGACGGTACTGCGATTCCAAATATTTACATACCGCAGCCAGGTACGATTGGCCTCGCTATTCTTGTCGGTCGTCCCGCGAGCGATAATGGGAATGACTACTATACGCTTCTCGATAGCCTAGTGCGCGCATTCCTATCACGGCGTAATGAAGTGCCCAAGCCGGGGACACTAATAATCGGACGCCCCGACGGTTCCGCGCGGCAAATAGCGACGTACACGACATCCGGCCTCGATACCCCGGATGTTGGCAAGAATGATATGGCCGTGTACTCGTTCTCGCTCTCGACGCCGGACCCGTACTGGAGTGATCTTGTCGCCAATCAGCGGCTTTATGCCCTAGCTCAGTCGGCGGCCGGTATCCTTCCATTGCTGCCTATACAGTTTAATGGGGCGGCAGTTATTGGCGACAATACTATAAACAACAGGGGGACTGGGCTTGCCTGGCCTATATGGACCATTACCGGGCCGGGGACTCCGACGATAACGAACAACACTACCGGACTTTCATGGTCCCTTAATACCGCTATACCAGCAGGACAGCAGGTACAGGTAGTTACACAGCGCGGACAGCAGTCGGTAGTGAATATTACTACGCAGACCAATATATGGAATCAATTGGTGGTTAATACTCCGCGAAATTTGTGGCCTCTTGTTGGCGGCATCAATAGTGTGACAATAGGGCTTGCCGGCGCTACTACTGCGTCAAGTGTGGTATGTAGCTGGACAAATAGATGGAGCCGAGCATGAGTGTTGAGACGCTAGCTCTAGCCTCATCTAGCCAGTACCAGTCGAGGGTTATGGCTTCCAGTCCTTCGCGTTACTGGCCGCTAGATGATGCTCCCGGTTCATCTGTCGCGCGGGAGCGTGTATCTAATTCTGTCGGCAATATTTATGGCGGGGTTACGCTCGGAGTTGCTGATCCTTGGGGCCAGTCTGGAGCGGCTACATTCGATGGCTCTACTGGTGAGATTGTAGATTCTAATTCCTGGACTTCGGCCAATACTGGTTCGCCATACTCGATAGAGTTCTTCTACAGGACAACCGGTACTGTTGGCGGCGTGATCGAGCACAATCAAACTTCTGCTGCCGGTACGATATCTGGTTCGTATTCGCGTGACGTCGTTATGTCAGGCAGCGGCGGTACTACGTTGAATGGTTATAATTATTCAACTAGTGGCGTTCATGTTGTTGATGTTGCTGCTACGAATGACGGTAACTGGCATCATTGCGTGCTGACGCATGATGGAACTAGCACAATGACTCTATACCGGGATGGCGGACAAGTTGCAATAATAGCAGTGACTGGAGTTTATGTTGCCGCATTTTTCTGGCGAATTGGCCACACTTTCCTAACGAGTGCCGGCAGTAGTGGTACTCTTGGCTACTTTACCGGTAGTCTTGCGCATATAGCCATCTATACCCGCGCTCTTAGTGCTGGGGAAATTGCTTCCCATTACTCTTCGTTGCTTGGCGTAATTCTTCCGGTCCCGGTACGGGTTGGATCTGTTAATGGCGCTGCTGGTACCGGCCCTTACGTTATCCCGGTTCCCGCCGGGTATCCGCAAGGCACGACCGTATTTGTTCACGCTTTGACATCGAATACTGTGTACCCAACTAGTGTTGCTGATAGTCTCGGCAATGCGTTCACCATGATAGCCAGTTTGCTTTGGAACAGCCCGAATGGTGACACATCCGTATGGGTGCTTGATAATGCGCCAGCATTGCCGGCTGGCGGTAGTATTAGTGTTGTTGCGCCTGCGACTGCGGCCGTATCGGCTGTAGCAATTACCGTTGCCGGTCCACTTACTCGCGCAAATGGCCCAACCGGGATGAATACTTCGGTGCCATCATTGGCTACAGGAGCTATTGCTAATGTGCCGGCATTGATGCTAGCATTCGAAGGCAATTGGACAAGCGCATTGTCGTGGCTAGTTCCGTCTATAGCTCTTGGTGGTGCGGTTTCGGGGAATTCGAATGGTTATATGCATACCAGCTATGCGAATGTTACTAATCCTGCTGGCGTTACGGTAGCGCTTAATGGTGCCGCTACTACTATATGGGGAATGATTCTCCACTTTATGACTCCGACGCCGCCGACGATAACTTCAACGTTGCCGCCAAATGGTGCTGTCGGAGTTGCGTACCAGGCTGTACTTACCGCGACGGGCGGCCGTCCGCCATATACATGGCAGGCGAGTGGCCTACCTCTGGGGCTGTCCGTTAGCGGGAATACGGTTACCGGTGCGCCTACTGCCGGCGCGGTATATAGCGTCACGCTTACGTGTACGGATAGTGTTGGTGCTAGTAGCAGTTCTGTTCAGCAGATTACTACTATCAGGATTACCGTACCGCCGATACCGCCTGATGAAGTGTGGGCGGAAATCTTGGACACGAATCTTGTTAGTCATGGACTTATTCAGTATGCGTCAATTAATGCACAGCTTTACTACAATGCCGTCGGATCATGGTCTATTTTGGCGCAGTATACTGATGACCTATGGAACCTGATGATGCATACGCTGAATGGTCAGTTCATTGTTAGCATCAACTGGCGCGGCATATTCACGTTCGGTGGTAAGTGCGAGACACCATCCTATATGGACTCGATACCCGGCTCGACGGGGATGACTGCTGGTGGTGGACTAGCTGGCCCGTTCATTGCCTTGGCCGGCGCGGATTACCTAGGGCTTATTGCGAACAAGATAGCGTATCCCGATCCTACTAAGGCATGGAACGCACAACTGGCGAGTAGTTCTTGGAGTGTAACTAATGTACATATTGAATCGTCAATAAAGGCTCTCGTGAATGCCAATATTGGGCCAACATCAATACCTATTGGTTCGCCGCCATCACAATCGGCCGGAGCGATTGCTTCGCGGCAAATGTCGCTGATTGATTTCGCTGCCGATCAGTCGCGTGGTCCTGCTATCAACTACGTCGTCAAGTTCAATTCTGGCGTCGGCTTGAATCTGCTTGATATAATACGGTTGATAATTTCACAGAACTATACCAACCCACTTTCGAGTATGGGCATTAGCCTGAAGCGGAACGGTAGTCGTCTCCTGTTCGATGTTTATATACCGCGCGACCTGTCCAAGACTGTCTGGTTCTCGGAGGATACCGGCAACCTTACATCCATTCAGCTTTCGCTTACCGACCCGACGTGTACCGACGCTCTTGTTCAGGGGGCTTCTGCTTTTGTTCAGGCGCAGTCTGCTGGTGTGACTCAATGGAATAAGGTTGAGCAGTTCATTGACAATTCGAGCGAGACTAGTACCCCGAACCTTACCGCAGCTGCGCAGGACGCGCTGATCTCCGGCACGTATGGTCCCGCTATGAGTACTACCGTCACTGATACACCATATCTGGTATTCGGGCAGGATTATGGTCTCGGTGATGTAGTAACCGTTCAGGTGCGTAATGGGGATGTTTATTCTGATATCGTTTCCGGGGTTACGCTTACGGCCGACCCGTCGCAGCAGCCTGTTATTAATGTTGTGCCTACGATAGGCAACTCCACTAGTTCAACGGCTACGGACAATAAAATTATTGCGCAGCTTGTTCACAGGATTAAGACTGTCGAGAAGAGACTATCGACAAAGTAGGAGGAGAAATGCCTGACGCGAGGCCGAGTGGTTTTACTCAGCTGACTACCACTACCGACTGGGAAATGTTCATGTCGGCAGCTGGCATTTATGATGGCGCAGATGGCACGGCTAGCTTTACGCCTGGGCTTGACACTACAAACCGTACCGCGAACCTCGGCGCGGGATCGTGTCTTATCAAAGGGCAGTTGTGGAATGCGACGGCTACCGTGAAGACGGCTATCCCGGCAGCTTCGGCACAGGACAGGCTTGACCGCCTAGTAGTGCGCCTTAACCGCACAGCATCAACATCCGCGACGGTAATATCGCCGGTTGTCATCACCGGAGCGCCTAGTGGTTCCCCGGTATTGCCGCCGCTTCAGCAGACGCCGACTGGCTTGTGGGATATCCCGGTAAGTCACTGGACATCTCATGCTTCTGGCACTATTGACACACTAGTTGATGAAAGGCAGTACTGCGGCCGTTCCGTAGTCTCAATGACGTCAGCATATCACCCATCACCGGCGAATCCGCGTATCGGCCTTGAAACGGATACCGGAAATGTGTTGGTCTGGAATGGCTCTGCATGGCCTTCCCTATCAACAATCCTATTCGGGTACGGCGATGGGCCACTAGGAGACATCGGCCCGGCATGGACAGACCAAGCATCAATTCAGGTTACATTCCCAACAACGACTATCGCAACTATAAGTTCGTCCATGATCGGCCAACAGGTTACAAGTGGCCCAGCTACGGTGCATGTCAACAGAATTCAGATAGATGGAGCTCAGTTCGAAATAGGTCGCGATAGGAATATTATTAATGGTGATCTTAGCTCCATTTGTGGGGTATGGACTGGGACACTTAATGCCGGTCTTCATACAATCAAGAATACAGCCTACTCATCATCCGCTTCATGGCGCCTTACGAAGGCATCAATTCAGGTTGAGGGATACACAACGTAGGGAAGGACTAGACGTAGCCGCGCCGGGAGCGTATACTAGCGGTATGGGTGTTTCAAGGAAGGGAGTCGTAATGACAGGCAAGCAACAGCAGGAAGACGAGGCACCGCGCGACCCGGCACAACCGGAGCTACGACAGGTCCGCCGGAGCCGGGAGCTGCCCCCGGAGGAGCAGAACGAACACTGGGCGCTAGGCGACACAGTAGAGCCGCCCGGTGAACAGTCCTGGGAATCTGACGGCGGAAGCGTCCGGCCGGAACCAGAAGGGAAGTAGCATGGCGCTCCAGAGAGTGTGGATCCCATCTCCAAACTACTCGACGCGCGGTGGCTCGTCGGTGCGTCTTATCGTACTCCACACGGCGGAAGGGAGCACGACGTACGAGTCGCTAGGGAACTTCTTTGCCAGTAGCAGTTCTGGCGTTTCCTCGCACACCGGCATCGACGACAAGCGGGGCAAGATCGGCGAGTACGTCTCGCGCGGCAACAAAGCTTGGACACAGGGGAACGCTAATCCTGTGTGTGTGGCCGCCGAGCTATGCGGCTTTGCGTCCTGGTCGGATTCGACGTGGCGTAATAGCCACGGCAACATGCTTCTGAACGCGGCCGACTGGGTCGCGGAAGAGGCGAGCAAGTTCGGCATCCCGATCACCAAGCTGACTGCCTCGCAGGCACAGGGATCTGGCCGGGGTGTCTGCCAGCATCGCGACCTAGGGACGTGGGGAGGGAACCATTCTGACTGCGGGAATGGGTTCCCCATGGACTATGTTCTCGACCTGGCGCGCGGTGGTACGCCTGCGCCTCCGTCCGGTGGTACGCCGCCCCCTAGTGGTGGTGGAGCTGCTCCGGCAATGTCAGTCGACTACTTCGGGCCGCAGTATGGCCACAACTACATGTGTCCGGATGTCGGGACCTGGCAGTCCAAGATGTCCTCGCGCGGGTGGTCGCTTGGTGTAGACGGAATCTACGGCGGCGAATCGGAAGGTCAGTGCCGTCAGTTCCAGTCGGAAAAGGGACTGTCGGTAGACGGCATGGTTGGACCGGAGACGTGGAACGCGACGTGGAACGCCCCGGTGACGTAAGGGCAGCGATATGGTTGTGGCGGATGCTTGTTACTGGTGTCCGCTACATCCTAGTCGATGAGGAGGAGGAGCAAGTGAGCACAATAGATGTTCCCGTCCGGCTAGTTATCGAAGTCGAGGAGCAGGAGAAGTTTGTTGCGGATGTTCTCCGCACCGACGGGGCACTTCGGGTGTCGATGTGTGCTGTCTGCTTTTCGCTAGTGCCTACCGGCAAGCTGTTTGACCACGGGGCGCGTCATGCTCAGTAGGCAAGAACTCTGGGACATGGAGCTAGAGCAGCTCTACCTCGAACGGGAGACTACCGAGCCAGATCCAGAGATGTGGAGGTGGAGTCCGCTAGAGCTAGCGGAATTCGACAAGATGCTTTCTGTCGCTACACATCTGCTCGCTGGTACCGATCCGATAATGTTCGGCGAAGCTGGATGCGGCATCGGCACCAAGCTATACCTTGCGCAACATTACCATGGTCTCGGGGCAGTCGGGTATGAAATCAATGACGACTATATCACGAAGGCTATTGCTCTAGGAGTCGACGCACGGTATATGGATCTGCGTACCGACTCGCCTCCGTGGAACAAGTTCGACATCGTCTACACCGCGCGGCCATTCAAGGCTGATGATGTCGAGATCGCGTGGGAGAGATCCGTCTGGGAGAACATGCGCCCCGGCGCGGTCATCATGATGGCGTACACGGCGGCTAAGCCGTATTCATGGCCGTGCTACTACCGGGCGCCATTCCGCGGTGTATGGGTGAAGCCTGCCGCCCCGGCCATTCCCGTCTATGATGCGATGATCAAGAGGCAAGAACCATTCGATCCGCTAGTGCCTACTCCAGGGCCTGGCTTGTAGTGGGGAGTCAGTCATGAGGCGTCCACGTTCGCTAGCTGTACTTGCGGCACTTATGGCCATGAGTAGTATGGCCGTAGCTGTAGAAATGCCAGCATCGGCGGCTACGTGTACCGTAACCGCGCCGAGCGGTACGTGTGGCCCGTATGTTGATCCGGCTATCGATGGGTCAGGTGGTGGGTTCGTGCTGTACGTCGACAACGACATGTGGAACCCCATCTCTGGCGCTACGCAGACAATGACCGCTTCTGGTCCTGAACATTGGACGGCTACGGCCGACGTTTCCGCTTCTAGCAACTCTGTGGTGTCCTACCCGAACACGCAGCTCGTGATGACGACAACGTCTAACACGCCACGGCCATTCAGCGATTTCACGAGCCTAGTGTCTTCATTCACTATCTCCACGCCGGGCTTCGGAACGGGGAACAGCAACAAGTGGGATGCGGGTTACGACATCTGGACCGGAGTCGCTGGCAATGTCTTCTCCGACTGGTCATACGAGACAATGATCTGGACTGACCAGGCAAATCTGGAAGGTCCCGGCTCGTCATCCGGGTGTTCGGGTCTGTCTGATCTTGTGAAGGGTGTCGTATTCGGCGGGCAGTCGTGGAACTTGTGTCGGCATGGTAATGCGGGTCCCGGCCAGGAACTCATCTGGCATGGGCCGAACGAGTCGTCCGGTACGATCGATGTCCTCACCATGATGACGTGGCTCGTGAACCACGGGTACCTCCCGGCGAACTCAGGCTTCAATGGATTCGACTATGGAGCAGAGGTAGTCACAACCGGAGGTGTCGCGCAGAACTTCACCGTGTCGCGGCTTACGCTCACGGCGAATGGCGGCCCTGCCCCGACACCTACCCCGACGCCTACGCCGACGCCCACTCCCACCCTGATGACATTGCCACCTCCAGTCGGATTGTCGCAGACGGCACACGACATCGTTAACTTCTCGTGGGGTTCGGTCACCGGAGCGCCTGGGTATGAGTTCCAGCTAGTTACTGACAAAGGCAATACTGTCGTGGATGAGAACCTGGCAACAACGCATATCGCCAACCTTGTAGTCAACAAGGACATCAGGTACCAGTGGCGGGTTCGCGCGGCGGGCGGCTCTTGGTCCTCCTTCAAGGCGTTTACGTCCCCCTAGCCTACCGGCGGCTCGTTTCGCGCCCGTCGCGGCGCGCTCTCCTAGGCGGCTAGAGGACGCGCTTAGGGCCGATTCGGGCTAGGGTACGTTCCGGTCTATCGCGCGTCCTAGGACGGTAAAGGGGACCTTCCCGAGCTATTCGACGATTAGCTATGGAGCGGTAGCTCTCCGTAACTTCGGGGCCGATCGCCTCTGATTTATTGCCTCTATAGCGGCCGAGACTGTTGCCCGCTTCTCCGCGCGCCGCATGTTGCCTTCGGGAGTTCCCCATACTCCATTGTCAAGTTCCATGCCCGTCTCGCGCGGTTCCAGACAGGAGAATTCCCGGCGGTGTGATTCGAAGTCAGTCAGGGTAGCGAAGACTTCTCCACAACCTCGGCAGAGACACTGAATTCCCTTTAGCTTCGGGTCCTGGCTTACTGGCTGGCATTCAGCACAGTAGGCTGAATATGACCCGCCGTAGTCGTTACCGGCCGGGCGTATGTGGCATGTATAGCACATGCAGATCTTCATGTCATTCCCCGTGATCGTGATTGATGTAGCCGTAAAGGTGGAGCCGGTGAAGTGTGTCGTGGAACGATCGCCAGCATTCCTCAACATAGGCATTTGGGAAGGGAGGTAGCCGACGGAAGCCTCCAAGGGAATTCGAGTGCCTGAAGTCCATGTGTTTGCGGAAGTTGTACGAGTCCATATCGTCAGCATTACGGACTGCTACTTGCTCTTGTTCCTGCTCTTGTTCTGACATAGTCATAATTTCCTACTTTTCTAGTCGGGATCTAGGATGTAGATATCATTGACTGTAATCGGGGTACCGAATCCAGAGATGCGGTTCCCAACGATGACTACTACGTCGCGGTTCGGGCGTATCAGCGCCAGTTGTTTCTGTATCCTGGGATACCTCCATCGATTCACTCGGGCGTACACTTCCTCATCACTAGTGTCATAGCAGTGAAGAGTTGCTCGCTTTATGAGGTCAGGACGCTTTATGGTGCGGAGGATCTCCTCTACTTCGCGGCCAGACCTGGAGCGTTCGTCTTCTACGATGTCTTTGTACTCTACCTTGCGCACCATACCCATATAGATGACGCGCGGTCCTGGAACCCATGTATTTGCTTTCTTACTTTGCTTGACTACTATGCCGGCTAGCCGGTCTCCGTTGTGGGTAGGTAGTGGCGCCTCGCCCTTCCCCTTACCGCGCAGGAACCGCATTACGGCGGCTAGGCGCTTCTCCGTACGGTATAGGCCGAATGGGTCCTTCGCTAGGGTCCACTCTTCCATCCGCGCGATCGTCTTGTCGCCTATGCCTGGGATCTGCTTGAGTTCAATCCAGTCATCGAATCCGTAATCACCTGCCTGTTCTTCTATGCGTAGTGCGGTCTTCTCGCCTATCTTTGGGATTTGCTGCCATCCGGCGACGAGGCCGAGATCCTTAACAGGCCTCCAGTTGGCTCGGGAATGTTCGATGGATGGTGGCTTTACGTCGTACGAATGAGACAGGGCATCACGCATCAGCCTGAACTGTGTCTCGGCATTACCGGTCGTCTTCTGAAGGCTGGCGGCATAGAACTCGACCGGGTAGTTCGCCTTCAGCCATGCCGTCCAGAACGCGAGCATCCCGTACGAGATCGAGTGGGCGATGTTGAAGCTATATGTGCCGGAAGTCACCAAGCGCTTCCAGATCTTGTCGGCCGTCTCCTCCGGGATACCGTGAAGGTTCCTTGCCCCGTCGGCGAATTGCCGGTACGACATCTGGAAGGCGGCCTCGCCCATTTTCTTGGAGATGATCCTTCGGATTTGGCTTACCGAAAACCAGTCGAATCCCCCGATGTCCCTGAGTATGCGAAGGATCTGTTCCTGGTAGATGATCTGGCCGTACGTATCGGCCGCGATATCGTCTACAATTGGGTGGAGTTTTTCCGGCCTCTTGCGTCCATGCCTTATGTCTACGTATGCGGCGGTCTGTCCGGAGAACAGCGGGCCGGGACGAGAGAGGGCATTAATGTCAGCAATATGCATGAAGTGTTCTGGGTGAACATCACGGTTTACTAGACGGGTCGCGCGGCCTTCAAACTGGAATACCCCTACTACGTCGCCTCTCCTAAAGACATCAATCGTCTTAGGATCGTCGTCCGGTACTGCGTATAGGTCGTTTAGTGTTAGGCCGGCCATACGGAGGCACCGCGCGATCATTCCCATTGTGCTTAGGCCGAGGAAGTCAAGCTTTAGCGCACCGGCGTACTCGGCGTCGTACTTATCAATGCTCATCACCTTGACGCCGTCCTTCTCGTATACGGCGCATATGTCGGTGAGAGGACTGTTTGCGATAATTAGCCCGGCCGCGTGGACAGACATACCGCGCACGTCACCTTCGAGGCGGCAGGCTTTCTCGATGTCTGGGTACTCATCCCGAATCTTCTGGGCTTCGGGGAATAGCTCGAACGTGTCTTCCAATGTCGAGTCGAACCGGGAGTCGCCGCCGCTTCGCTCGATGAGCAGGTTGGCTACCCCTTCCCGCGCCCAGATGGGGATGTTGTAGACGTTCGTCACGTCCGCGAGGGAATTCTTGCCTCGGTATCGCACGAAGTTGGCTATGTGCCCGACATGGTCCGCGCGGTACTTGTCTTCGAGGTATTCCCAGACTCTCCAGCGATCCTCATCAGAGCAGTCAACGTCGATGTCGGGAGGGTCGGGCCGCGTAATGTCGATGAACCTCTCGAATAGCATACCCTTGTATTTATGTGGCGGGATCTCCGTAATACGGAGTAGGTAGGCTACGGCCGATGCCGCTGTGCTGCCGCGTCCGGGGCCGAACGCTATGCCGTGATCCTTGCCCCATCGGATCGTATCGCTCGTGAACAGAAAGAAGTCTGCTAGGCCGCGCGGCAGGATGAGAGACATTTCATAGAGGATGCGGTCGGCGTACCAGTCCTGGTCCTCGCGCGGTAGTGAACCTATGTGTCGGTAGCGCCATCCGAACCTGACCCATTGCCATAGAAGTTCCACGGCTTCGGGTCGGCTACCTTCAAGTTTTGTTGCTTCCATTGTATGTTCATTCCTTCGATTACTGCGTGCATTTGTTCTCCGCTGACGAAGCCGAAGATTGCCGTGTTACATTTATGGCTGCGACAGCCATCGCATAGCATGTCTTCTTGCGTTGCCCTGAGTTGGCATCCCATTGTGAGAATTGTACATTGGCATGTGAAGTCAGTCATGGATTGTCCTCGTTGTGGAATATCTTAAAGAACCAGTCATTCGTCGGGAAGTTGAGGATGTCGAATAGCCAATCGTGGTCAAAGACTTCGCCGTAACGGCCGCCCGCTAGGATTGGGAAGCCACATCCCGCGCAGCGGCTGATCTTACGGCTGATGTAGATGTCTACTTTCACCACGGCTTCCAATCGTCGTCGGATATCGGGTACTCTAGCCTTGCCGCCTTGGGAAGAGTCACATTACACTGTTCGGCGATGTATTCGGTGTTCAGGATAGCCTCCCAGGCAGCTCCTCGCGACAGGCCGGTTTTCATGAGGCGTTCGCCTAGGGCCTTATCGCTTTCCGGCAAGGTCATGGGTACATCGTAATTCCAGGATCGCATCGCGTCATCGATTGATTGATTCTTCCGGTGTACCGCGTGGAGGATGGCCTGCATGTTCGAGTCTTCGGGTCGCGGGTAGTGGACGTCGCACGTCGCTACGAGCGGTACGCCTGTCTCTCGCGATAGGCGTTCGTACGCAGGATTGATTCGGCAAGTCTTGTCGAGTTCCCAGAAGGGCTGGACTTCGAGAAAGTAATGGTCCCCAAATAGCCTGTGAAAACGGCTGATGACGCGTCGGGCGTCATCCCAGCCGTAGCCATCTCTTGAAGTTGGGGTAGGGATTCCTTTACCGCCGACAAGAGCGCATGCGAGCATGCTTCCAGTGCATCCAGAAAGAGCGTATAGAGCTTCCGAATTACTCTGGAGATTGCTTCCAGAAACCGTGGGATGATAGTGGTGATCTCGCCAAGATTGTGTGACGAGCTGACAGAGATTCCTATATCCATTTGCGTTCTCCGAGAGGATTGTGAGGTGGTACTTCCATTGGCTGCGTGTTTCGTCTACGGGTCCTGTATAAGATTCCAAGCCGAATATTGGCTTGATCCCGGCGGCAAGTGCCGCTTTCTCGAATTGAAAGTGACTTGATGTTCCGCCGAGTAAACCATGTTCAGTAAGCGCCATGGCTGTATAATTTAGCTCAGCGGCGCGCTGAACATGGACAGCAGGAAGCTTATGGCCGTCGCCGTGACTGAACGTGCTGTGGTGGTGCAGTGATACGTACCTCATCTTCTTGCTCATTGCGGTATCACCTCCTTCATGCGAATCTTCCTTTGTCGTCTCGTTCGCGAGGACCGTCATATTCTGTGTGGCATTTAGTACAGCGTGGATCGTAATTTTCGGCATCATTTGGATGATACCCTTTTACCAGAGACCAGTCTTCCGCTTGCTTTCCGCAATCCACGCACTTGTAGCCAGACGCTTTTCCGCGTCTGTGATATATTCGATCATGCATTCCTAGGTAACCTACGTTATCTCCTGTCCAAGCATGATGATTTTCTCCCATTCTTTCCTTGTTCAGATGGATGAGCCAGCAGGACTGGCAATATCCCGTGGTGTTATAGCGGTACAATTTCTTCCCGCACACAACACAGTTCGGGAAACGATAGCCTAGCCCCTTGACGCTCATCTACTTATCTTCACCTCCTTCACATCCGCGCCGGAAGATCTTGCGTTCTGGATCCCACTGGTACCAGCACACCAGTTTGTCGAGCGGCATCTCATCTACGCTTTCCTCGAACCCGGTCGGCCGCTTACAGTGAACGCATTGACCGCCGTCGATGACCTGGTCGAGTAGCCGGAATAGGGCTATGGTGGGGTTTACTCCCGCGCCGATGTCCCATGTCTTGCCCCATTTGGCAATGGCCATCCAGACTACTGGCGGCTCATCGTCGCTGTACCGAAAGCTGAATTCGCTAGCGCCGGTACGCCTGATGAGGTCTATTGCTGCCGGGATGCGTGGGTCCTTTTCCGACAGGCCTTCTCGTTTCGGCATTATCCTGGCTCCCCTAGCTCGCCCCATTTAGTTCCGCTGTTCGCGAGCCGGTAGTAGAACCCTGCGAAGTTGATGATGTCGATAGCGGAGTCCCCGTCGAAGTCATTGTTTCGCCATGAGTGGTACTTGATGCGTCCGGCCTTGTTCAGGATGTCGTGGACGAGTCCCTTCCATCCTTTTGTCTTCCAGGTATCCCCTATCGGGTCGTAGCCGCGCTCGCACATTAGGCGTAGCGCTACCGCGAACGGGCCGGATAGCTGGTCGATGGCGTCCGGGGTAGGTTCTAGGCCCAGCTTCCGCAGGAAGTCGTACGCGGCATCGTGCATACCGTCATTGCTAAAGCTCATAACTTCCGCTCGATTCTAGCGTGGTTCTTGAGGATCTGTTCGAGTGTCCATATTCCACGCAGCTCAATCGTCTGCGGAAGTTCGCATGTACGACACCTGATGAGGACTACCGTCATGTCTGTCGGAGCTATCCTAGGATGGTATCCCTGTGTCGATGGCTGCCATACATCCAGGATATTCCATACGTGAACGTGTTCCGGCTTGACGGGTGGTTTATATGGGATTGGTTCTGATGCTGGATCCGGCTCAGTCATTACATCATCGGCTTCCGCGCGGCGTTGTGGCGGAGTGGTTCTTGAGGGTCGATGTCGGTCCATGTATCGGGAGGGTCGCCTGCTGCTGAGTGGGCGTTAACCCGATCGCGGATTACGCACCACCGGTCGGCCGGGCCGTTGAAGCCGCAGCTGCCCGTCTGGTAACATATGGGCTTGAAGAGCTTGGTTATCTCGCGTTGTTGCCAGCGTTCCTCTTCAGGGCCATAGTTGAGGATGGCTTTGATGAACTGGGCCCATACTCGCTTCCATTCGGACTGTGCCTGCGAGCACAGCCGCATACCCGCCTGGTTGACTAGGTTGCGTAGGTCGGTGTGGTAGTGGATTCGCGTCGTGATGTCAGTCGGCAGGAGCCCGCGCGCCTCCTCGGCGGGCATGCCCGAGCCGACTAGGTGTAGGTACGTCTGGGCGACATGTTCGACGCATTCGTCCCAGATGTTCCGCTGCCATTGGGCCATGCCGTTATCATCAGGCGCTCCCTTGGTGGTGTCGGCAAGAGATGGTGGAGTAGGAACCTCGAATGCCGCGTTCTCCTTCACGGCGAACCGCATCGACTCCTGAACGAATACCGCCGTACGCTGCCGTACAAGCTGGTGCGTGAATGCCCGCGTCACGCCCTCGATGTAGAAGTGGAGGCTTATGAACTCCAGCGGCGCACTGATCTTGCTCGCGCGGAATCCCTCTAGCCATTTCATGGCCTGTTCGTTGGTGATGTACCTCGGGTCGTCGTAGATGCCTCCCTGGTACAATTCCGATGCGGCGGCCATAACCCGGAGCGGATTTTCCGTCATAGAGACGAGAACTGCCCTTGGCCTGACTTCCGTGCCGCCGAACGAGATCGGCGCGGCAGGGTACATTGCTTCGTCGGCCCACTTGATCGGAAGGTGCTTGTTCTCTGATGGCATGTAGTCCTGCTCCTTCTCTTCGTGGCTAGTCCACTCACTCATCATCTGCCTCCGTTGATCTCAATTATGGCGCCTGTCATCTGTTCGGGGCCGGTTAGGACCCAGGCTATTGTCTTGGCTACCTCCTTGCGAGTGGCTCTTCTGCCGGTTGGAGTATTCTGCTCCTCGTACTCGCGGGCATGTTCAGGAGTCCACCCCCGGAATTCCGGGATGGTCTTGTCGATGTACTCGGTCATAGGGGTATCCTCGACCATACCCGGCGCGACCGCGTTGATTCGGTTGAGCGGCGCCAGCTCCCGCGCGAGCACCTTGACAGCCATGTCGAGCGCGGCCTTTGATGCGCAGTAGGCGACGGAACCGCGCATCGGGATACGTGCGGCGTCGGAGCTAACCGCGACGGCGGACATGACTTCGCCAGGGAAGATTCGTAGATGTTCCGAGATCGTGAGCACGAATCCGGCGCAGTTGATGCTGAATAGGTATTCCATTGTTACGTCGATGTTCTGATCACGTACCCAGGCTAGCTCGTTATAGCCCGCCGAGTACACGATGTATGGGAATGGGCCGTGCGTACGGATGTACGTGGAAACGCTTGCTGACGACTCAACATCTAGCTCGTTCCTGTGCGGAGTGTGGATGTCGCGTCCTAGTTTCTCGGCCATGACTTTTGCGGTAGTCTTCCCGATGCCGGAGTTGCCGCCGATGATGAGGCACTTGTTTGTGATTGTCACTATTCATACCTCACTACTTGATCGGTTTTGATGAGTTGTGTTACGAGGACGACGTTGTTCTCCTTCAGGCCCATGATCATATTGAAGCCGATCTTGAATTTCCATCCTCTCCCAGTGTCGCCATCTACCGCGCCGGTCTGGTCGTAGTAGTGATCGCTAAAGGCGTTCTTCCAGACATCGATAGCGAACCGCGTCCGATGTTCGAAGCAGTTGTGGGCTAGCTCGCTGGTATAATGCCCGGCGACGTTGACGAACCATCCTCCGGTCTTCAGGACGCGCTGAACTTCCGACAGGAACCAGATTGGGCGCGCATAGTGGTCCATCGCGTGCGAAGTGAAGATGCCGTCGACAGATTCGTCGTCGAATGGGATCGTGCCTTTGTTCGCGTCCCATTCCGGGAAGTCGAGATGGACCCAGTCGGCGCCAGGAGGTGAGATGATATGCTTACGGCCGGGGCTGAGATGGAGGTAAGTGCCGCCGTATACCGGGCTTGTGTTTCGCCACATCTCGAAGTCGCGAATCATCGCGATGTTGAAATGGTCCCATAGAGTTGCCGGGTGATCGAATTCCATACGACCCATTAGTGTCGCCTTTCTTCTACGCGCACCGGGGCTTCCGTCATTGCCATCATCGGCTCGTTCATCTCGTCCTTACGGCTCATCGTTGCGAATGCTTGCGGCACCATCTCCTTGATTAGGTTAGAACAGTCTAGGCATACTTCTATTGTCTTGAAGTCGTCTTCGCCCACGAACTTGCCGTCGCTTGTGTGATGTATCACCTCTATCCTGATTTGTACGGTGGTGTTAACGCATTGCTTATCACAGCGATCGCAGAATGTTCTCTTCATTTCCGTCCGTCCGGTAGCGGCTCTCTCTAGTATACCGCGTTTACCGGCCGGTATCTAGACCGTTCTTTTCGCGCCAGGCGGCTACGTGGAACCGTAGGAATTCCCTGAATGCTGAAAGGCTATGGACACGAATCATGCCATCGCGGTCAGAACCTCTCAGGTTGTACGGCTGCGCGCGAAGGTAGGTGTTCTCTATGCCGGCTTCTCTGGCTTGTTTGAGCTGATCGGGTAGGTCATCTAGTGCGGCTATGATCCGGTCTAGGCCAACCTGCCGTACAAGCTCCTGATACTTACCGAGACCGTCAGGATCATCCCATAGTATTGCGTCGAAGTTGATGCGATTCCGGTCGAGCCATTCACGTGTGTCCTCATCGATGTTGTCGAGCCGGTTGTACGGCCGGGTCGTACATATCCAGATTTCGATGTCCTGGTCCTTCAGCCAGGCGGTTAGCTCGCTCGCGCCGGGGTATACCGGCATCGTCCGTTTCATGCCGCCCTGCCGGTAGGCTAGCTTGATCTTCCGGTATATGGAGTGGTCTATGCCCATGAACTCTGACAGCCGAAGTCCTGGGTTAATGGTTGTCGGATCGGGCATCTTCCGGCCGAGCCATCCTTCGGCAAACGTCAGGAAGTTACCGTGATAGTCTCCTAGAGTGCCGTCGATGTCGAGCGCGACTACGCCACGTCCCGCGCCGGACCTGAAGATATCTGATTCAAGCATCTCGGAGAATCCTTGTTACATCAGGGTATGCTTCGTGGACTAGGTAGCTCTTGAGCCACTTTCCGTACCGGCCGATCCGGTAGATATGCGGGTAGCAGTTACAGCTTGTCGCAAGAGGCTTGACTACGGCGGAAGCAATTTCCCCGCCGGTTGGGTTGCGCGACCATTCGGTAGTCCGGTAGCCGAACACGCTAGCTTGCCGGTACCAGGTGTGCTCTTCCGTGCCATCGCATATGATCGTGTCGTCGGCGTCAAGTCCTTTGGTGGTACTGCCCATCGCCCATATACTGTGGAACAGGAACTCATGCTCACGGACGTAGCACAGTGCTCGCGCGGGTATGGTCGAGATGATTATCTTCGGTTCTTGGTTGTATATTGTGTCGGGAAGTTCACCGTTCGCAATTGGGTGAATCCTGACGAAGTGGACTGTACGGTTGTTGTGAAGGCGATCCCACATGGCCGTATATGTCGCGCGGATATCCCATGCGTCATGTTCCCCGACAAAGTCTTCCGGCGATACTTTGCCTTTCCACTTTTCGCCGTATACCTTCTTGCGATACTGATCTGGCGTACCATTCAGCCAGTAGCCGACTCTGGTATGAGGCACTTCCTCATATCCGGGGACTGGCTCGTGAAGGTACTGACAGCCATATATCTTGCTCGGCTTGTTCGAACTGCTTGCGATGATTACTGAGTGGCCGAGACTGACGGCGGCTTCCGCCGCCGCCAGCCCCGCAGGGCCACAACCCAGTATTGCTATCGTGGCCACTACAGAATCCTGCCTCCGTGTTGGTATGGACGGGTGTGGCCGTACGCGATGACGCGTTCGAGTTCATAGATGATATCGATGTCCCAGATATCAACCATGTCTAGGATGCGGATGAGTGCGTCGGCTAGCTCCGGGCCTACCCCGATCGGCTTGCCGGTGTCCGCCATAGTTCCTGACCATACCTTGTCCCGGTAGGCGTCTAGGGCTTCCGACATTTCAGATTGGGCTAGGGCCACGTACGCGGCGAACCATGGTCCGCTACGGGGAGGTAGGATGTCGCCGCTGAAATTCTCGCGCCATCCCTTCTCTACGTTCAGGGCATGGATGACACTCTTGAGGTAGGCGATACTGTCGAGCGGGCCGTCCATCAGAACGGCGGGTCATCGCTGGAGCCGCGAGCGCGACCGCGACCGCGAGCAGGGGCAGCAGCCGCAGCGGGCTTAGCCGTCCGGGCACCCCTCGCTCCACGGGCCGGAGCGGGCTTCTCCGGCTCTTTCGCGGCGGAACGGGTAGCCGTACGCGCGCCGCGCGCCGGGGTCTTCTCCGTAGCCGTACGAGCCGCGCGAGCGGGTGTTCTACCGCGCGTCCGGGCGGGTTCCGGCTCGGGTTCTGGCTCCTCCTCCTCTTCTGGCTCGTCTTCGTCTTGCGCCTCGTCGTCTTGGGCTTCCTCGTCTTCGTCCCACGGAAGCCATTCCTTAATGGCGGGCTTCCACTCGCCGTTGTACCGCTCCCGGTCGGTGATGATGCGCGCCCACGCCTCATCGTTTTCCTCGCCGGGCCGGAAGCTGCCGATCTTGTTGATGGGCGCGCCGTTCTGGTCGTCCTTGTCGTCAACGTCGGTGTTGTTCTTCACCTGCTTCAGCGTGAGGCCGTAGTTCTCCATGAACGGTGCCCATCTGAACTTGGCGCCGCCGATCAAGGCGTAGTTCAGCCAGAACGGACAGCCGTTGTACTCCTCGTAGTCGCCATCGTTCTCGTCCGCGACCCAGAGGATCTTGAGCATCGGGTCGTTGTTCTGCGTCCGTGTCCACCACATCTTCTTGACGTAGCCGGAGAGTTCGATGTCCTTGGGAGGTACCTCCCCGTCGTACGTGTCGTACTGCTCGGTTGAGTATTCGAGGGAATCGAGTTCCTCAACGTCGATGTCTGCGGTGTCTTCCTTGCGCAACTTCACCATGGTTGGTGTCTTCCTCTTCGTGAGTGTGATCTAGACGGAATTGGTGGAGACGATGATCGGCGGTGTGTTCTCCTTTCGTCACGAACAGTAGCAGGGAATGGCGCTTCCCTACATGCTTATGTAGCCACTCCTCGGACTGAGTGTCTTGGTCGACCAGTACCTCGGGCGGAACGTACCGGCGTCGTGCCTGAGCCATGTCCTGTCGCCTTTTCGATTGCCTGTATCATCTCGGACATTGCGAAGTAGTTGCCCTCCTCGACATCCCAGAACTTGCCTAGGGCCATGTACCTGTCCTTGGCGTACCACGGAGGGTAGGGTTGTGCCAAAGCACGCCGGACGACCGCGCCGCGCATCTCTCTCGATTCCCGCGCGACGGCATAGTAGAGCGCTACGGAGAACTGCGCCGAGACATAGTCGGAGATCTCGCCTTTCTTGCCAAGGAGGTGCGGGATAACTCGCTGCTCCCCTTCGGCATCGTCTACCGACATTGACGTCGTAATGAAGATGACGTTGAACAGGCCGTCAATAAGACGGTCACACCATCTCTTGAATCCGTTTTGGTACTTCTGGTGATTCTGGATCGCCGGGATGTCTAGGTCGCGTTGCGGGTTGATATCGTTCTCACGCTGAAGGATCCAGCGCATGTACAATTCCTGCATCTTGGTGCCGGTATCAATCACGAACCAGTCGTCGACTGTGAGGTTCTGTTCGGCCCATTTTACGCCGCCGACTGCGTGTTCCCAATCGGGCGCACGGATTAGTTGTGCCTGACTACCTACTGCCCGCGCGGATGCGACACCCTCCGTTTCGGTCGACAGGAACCAGACACCGCGCGAGCCGTCGGCGGCACCTCCAGCAAGGAGGGTCTTTCCATGGCCGGATGGTCCATGAATGAGGATGTTCTTGGTGGCCTTGGCGCCGGATTCCGCAAGGTTCTCTACCTTGATTTCGACATCGGCTTCCATCATCGAGAGGGGCGCCTCGCGGGATTGCTTGGCTGACTGGCGGGCAACTCCCCTGGCACCGCGCAGGCCTCGTGTGGGCGGCATTACCGCTCCTGTGACCAAACCATGAACGTCTCCCAGTCTGGGAAAGCTTGGATCGCTGATAGGCAGTGGAACACATTCTCGCGTTTGCCTATCAGGAAGATTACTTTGTTCATGGCGAGTGCTATGCCGAGTTCTGTGTGATGACCACCTCGGCCGAGTCCGTTCGTGAACATGATGAAGGCATCCGCTCGCGCGATGTCTGCGGTGTCTAGGAGAGCGGGCGCGATTCCCATATGCGGTATCTTGTCTAGGTCATCCGCGCCGAGACCTTCGCCTTGGTCGTTGTTGTCTATCCACGTAGATGTGACCTTGACGTTTATCGCCCATAGGTCATCTCGGCACTTGCGCATTTCCTCCTTGCGTTCGTATTGTGCGGCGAGGTATGCGGTACCTGCTTGCGACATTACGCAGCCTTCCTCGTGTCGGCGTACGGATCTTGTTGCCTGAAGTGTGCCCTGAGTACGGCCTTGTATGAGTCACTTCCTCGCTCATGAAGCGAACAAGGCACCCAGAATGGGCATCTTGGACAGTCTTTCGTCGCTGTCTTTGTTACCGGAATGGTTCCATCACGCATCGCATTCATCACGGTTACTTCATCGGCTATCCGCTCTAGCTGAGTTCTTTGCTCGCTCGGGGAACGCTCGATTACCGTACGGACGAATAGCGGTGGCGGTTGTTTCTTCGAGACGCTACCATCCTTGTTCAGGCGTAGGCCGTCAAGGTTCTGCGGGCGGTCGTCCGGCTTTGCCTTGCGAAGGAAATTGTAGATGATGCCGGCGATCGACTCGTTCTGCTTGAGGATGTCTTGTGCCTTCAAGAGTTGTGATGCTACCGCCCAGTAGCTACCGGCCTGATCATCAAGTTCTAGGTAGGCGGTAGATATCTGCGCGGCGGTCTTGTGCTCAAGGAGGTATATCTTGCCGTCATTGGCATCGCGAGCTATGCCGTCCCAGCGTGATGTAAAGTAGGCAATTGCTACCCCGCTGCGAGTTATCCTCACGCGGAAAGGCTGCTCGACCGAGATTATGTCCCACTGCGTATCGCGGCCGTAGTAGTTAGCATACTCTTCAAGCATGGCTATGCCTAGCTCGACAGCATCCATCCAAACCGGCTCATCGAACGTCTCGTCAAGATATGTCCGCGCGAAGGCAATCTCGTCACCGGCCCACTTCTCAAACGTATCGGCCGGATGTGGTCCTCGGCGCTTGCCCTTCATATACCAGGTAGCTAGGGCCTCGTGAACGCCATATCCGAACCATAGCGCGTCGGCTTGCGGACTGTTCTGCCGGTAACCTTGACGGAATTCCCACCACCAGCGTTGCGTAACGGACAGCGCTTGAATGCCGAACGCTCGGAAGTACGGAGCGTAGGGAGTGTCGCTGCTGTCACATGAATCACCTCATTCAAATCTTCAGGGTCCTAGACGGCAACGTCGCCGGGGCTGGCTGGCTGTTGCCGTCTAGGACGCTCAGGATTCCATCAGGGTTGACGTCAGTAGGGGGCCTCTGCCGCCGCCTTGGAAGCGTTGGACGGACGCCCGCGACCACGCTTGACGGGCGCAGCGGCCGGTGCCGGAGTTGCCGGCGCGGTTGCGGCGGTCTTGCGGGGACGACCACGGGCAGGCCTGGCCGGCTCGGGCTCAGGCTCTGGTTCCGGCGCGGCGCGCTCGGACTTACGCGCCTCGCGCTGGTTGATGTTGAAGTCGGACTTCTGGAAGTGCGGGTACAGGGCCGAGCCGAGCGACAGAAGTTTGTCCACGGGGACATCCTCCAGGGCCGCGACGTTGTCCTCGAACCAGGTCACGTAGTCGGTCATCGTCGGGGACAGGTCCTTGTCGAGGTACCTCTGGAAATCGATCTGGCCGTTCTCTTCCGGGTCCGGCTCTGGCGGTGCGACCTGGGCCGCCCTGCGTCCGCGTGCTGCTGGCATGGGGGAATCCCTTCTGGGGTGGGGCACTTTCGCGTTACCCTTCCGATTATACTCCGGCATCGGCCGGATGGCTACCCCCTTTCGGGATGAACTTTCGGTGTGGTCCTCTAGCTCGAAACGGCCTGGCGCGGCATAACGGAGGGTAATGAAGCCATCCGAATTCGGAACCTTCCATTCTTTTGATGGTTTCCTCGTGTCATCGGCCGTATACTTCATGACGAACCGCGCCATGTCGATAGTAAGGCCGTAGCTGGAAACGAGTGCTTCCATGATGACGGCGACATTACGGGCCATGGCTTCCCCTACTTGTTGAAGAAGTGATTCACTACCGGCGGGTATATTACAGCGGCAAGCAGGGACAGGAGTGACAGCATGATGATCAACATCATCACTCCCATGGCAATGTTGCCGACGATTGCCATCCTCTTCAAGTTGGGCGTCACTTGATCTCCTAGTGTGGGTAGAATGGGCGTTCTTCGCCGAACCAGATCTGCTCGTCGGCTTCGTGGCATAGGTACAGGTGGATTAGCCTGCGTATCTGCTCGCGCGGACTATAGAACGTGCCTACATCTACCGAGACGTGGAGCGGCTTTATTGTGTAGTCTTCGGCAGACTCGTTATCGGCTGTCCATACCTCCAGGATCAATCTGCGATTTTCCCGGTCTACGGAGATCTCTCCCCGGTTGTCACTTCTGTTGACGCCGTAGGACCACTGGAATATTTCCAGCTCATGTTCGATCTCGGTCATGATTCTGTCGATCTCACTCATGGAGCTTCCAGTCACTCTCGGACTTTGGCCTGCGTACGATGGAGTCGGCGTAACGCTCGCACTCATCATGCTCTTCTGTGGTAAGGACATCTGGCCAGGCTTTCCCAAATTCATGGACCCTGTCGGCAAATGCCTCGTACCACTTGTTGTCTAGGTCTACTTCGGTTGGCTCAGTCATTATGCGTCCTTTCCTGCGATAGCCATCTCGCTTAGTTTCACTGGGCTAGCTGTCGCTACTGCCGTCCGCTGCTCCTCATTGAGCATGGCAATCCACTCGTCGATAGTGCCCGTCGAAACGAGCCGGTAGATGGTGACCTGGTGCATACGGCTTACCCGGTGAATACGGGAGAACAATTGATCATCCCGGTCGGAGATCCATGGCATATCGAGGACAACCATCTCATCGGCCGCGTCTAGGGTAATCGACTCGCCGCCTGCATCACGATTCAGGACGACTACGCGCAAGCTATCGTTCGGGTCCTGGAACCGCGCAACAAGATCCGCGCGAGCCCTGTCGCTGGTCGCGCCTGTTAGAGTCAGAACCTCCAGGCCCGTCTCGTTACGGATCTGTAGTGCTGCTAGCCCTACGATGCTGCTGAAGCTGCTAGCGACGACTACCTTTGCGCCGGTATCCTCGCGCTCCTGCATGAAGTCGGTAAGCCACTCAATTTTATTCGAGGGCATCCTTGGGATGAGGTGTTGTCTACTCTCCCCTAGAACGTGGGAGGCTGTTGCGAACTGTCGCAGTCGTGTGATCTCGGCAAGAACTCCTGCAGCCGTGATCCGTGCGCCATCCTGGAGAGTTGCTTCGGCAAGCTTCTCCATGCTCCAGTATGCTTTGAACTGGACCTGCTCCATGTCAAGCTGAACGTAACACTGACTGTTCGGATCTTCGGGGTCGATTGGGGTTCCTGCGTAGTTGATTGGCGGGAGATCTGGTGCCGCATCTTTCTTCTCTCTTTTGATGTAGTGGGGACGTAGCATCCGGTCCCATGCCTGTTCGTCGCGCGGTACTAGGACCTTGCCGCCGTTCCCGACGATCTTGCCGTAACGGCCATCCTCGACACCGAAGTGCGTTTCCGCCCAACCCCAGTAGCTGCTGAATAGCTTACTGTCCAGCCAGTTGAGTGTTCCCCATCCCTTCTCAAGCTTGCTCCTGAATGGCGTACCGGATAGGGCTATCGCTAGGCCGCCCGGCCGGAGTCGCTTGCGAATCTGCATGGCGCCGAACCTAGACTGCGTAATCCGCTTGCTCTGGATGTTCGCTGTACTAGCTAGGAGGTTGTGGCTCTCATCGAATATGATCGCATCCCATTCACGCTCGGTCAGGAACGGCCACTCTGGCGTAGCGTGGTACTCATGCTTGGGGTGTCCGTCTGGAGGACGACTACCATCAAATGCGCACATACCGCCCGGTCCTGCCGGGCATACCTCGCGGCGCTTAGCGCGGACCATCTCGATGTTGATGATCAGCATCTTCCGCGTGCCGGGGATCTCCACTGAGTGGTTCGCGAAATCGGACATAGCCTGCTCGCGCTCGGCACGGCCTCCCTGCGCAACGAATGTAGCAATTCCTGGTGCCCAGCGCATCGTCTCGCGTTCCCACACGGTACGGGTCGCGGTACGGCGGCAGGCGACGAGGATTTCCTTGGCGTCGTTCTCGATGACGGCGGCGAGTGCTTGAAGCGTCTTGCCGAGCCCGGGATCGTCACCGAGGATCACGTTCTTTCCGGCAAGGATGAAGGCGGCTCCTGCTAGCTGGTACTTGCGGTTCCGCATCGCCGCTAGAAGGGCGGGTGCTTCTTGCTCGACGCGCGGAAAGCTGACGTTGTGGATCTTCTCCTCGCGGATATCCTCCAGGTGGTTTTCCTTCTGGATGGCCGCGCGAGCCCATTCAGCTAGCCGTGGTAGGATCTCTAGCTCATCGCCGAATTCCTTCCGCAGTGCTCGGCACGTATCCATGGTCAAGGGGTACGACCAACCGAGGAATATGTTCGGTGTTACCGACTTGTCCCAGCTAGCGCGAGCGCCCGGCACATTCTTCGCTGCCCGAGGACCTTTGCCTCCGGCATAATCGATCTTCGCAAGGATGCGCTTCCCGTCCGTTGTTACTACGGCCTTCATTAAGGTCCTTTCTCGCTCCGGTCTCGCCGGTAGCTTAATCCTACCCTAGTCGCCGCCGGAAAGCGAATCCTGATTAGATGCCTAGCTTCCTGCGTGTTTCGGGACCGGCTGGTCCTATGTACTTGAGTTCGCCCATCTTCATCTGGTAGGCTGGATCGACCCATAGCTTCCTGCCGATGCCCGGAATGTACACCCGCATCGACCAGTAGTCTCCACGTCCGCGCTCCAGTACAACAAAGCGTGTTGTATTCGGAGTCCAGTCGGGCGGAAGCTTACGGGTGCTCTCCCATACTTCCCCGACCTTAGGCAGTCCGGTAGGCGTAGGCATCAGATGTCGCCAGCTTCATGATAACCGTGACTAGGCTCTTCTGTGCTCGTATTTCCCCGTTGTCCGCCTTGCGTTCCGACGCCATAGTTGCCTTGCTTCACTAGCTCTCGCGCAGATTCGAGTATTGCGAGCATCCCCTCCTTGCCGCTGACCGGGCCGCGTACGTCTACGCTGATCTTGCCTATGTCCGATACCGTTATGAGCATCAGCACACTTCTTGCCATGATGGGTTCCCTTCCGCTGCTGCGATTATCCGACTTCCCTCAAGCAGGCCGCTTATGTCGGACATCGCGACTTCCATCCTGAGCCGCGCGTCGAATCCGCTGAACTGCCTGACCCTCCTGCTGCTTCGGTCGATGATGCGCTTGACCTCTCGGTACTGGATGATGTACAGTTCCTCGCGCTTACGCTTGCCGTCTAGGCACGCGAGCACAACTACCGTAATTACATCGCCGTTGACGTCGATGCCGTGGACCTTGTGGACGAGCCGGGCGTACTTAGGCAGCTTATACTTGTGCCCTGAAACCTTAGATTCGCCATTCAGCAGGGAGCGAGTCTTGAATGACTCCCTCATATGGTCTACGGGCTTGTAGCTAACGCCCATTGATTGCCTCCAGTCGATCGAGCGATCCGCCGTGGATTGCGGATGCTTCCTTCCAGTTCGGGATGTTGTCATCCAGGAGTTTCTGCCACGCTACGCGCGGTTTCTTCTCTGGCTGGCTTGTGTATTCCGGCCATCTCTTATGGATGATCTTGCGACACTCTAGCTCGGCTTCGAGCCGCGCGTCCAGTGTGCTGTACTTTGCCGAGAAGCCTCCCGGATCGAGCCTCTTGTTGAGTGAGACGAATTCGACATCGCAGTGAACACGCCAAGGGATTCCCTGGACTATGCCGTTGCGCGCTAGCTCGGCATCTTCTCCGAATGAATGGAGTTGTTTGTCGAAGTTGCCGCACAGGAGAGCGTTGTCGATGTTGAGTCCGTGGATGGTAAATCCCCAGCCGCCAGGACATAGTATTGGGCCGCTGTTCGCGGAGATCGCGCCGCCGGTGAACCGATCGTGAAGGGATCGTACTGCGCCGACGCCAAGGACTCGCGGCTTCTCTGCTTCTTCCAAGAGCAGGCTGGCGTTCGAGTTTGGGTGGATGTGGACATCATCATCACTCATGATGATAGATTCGAGTGCTGTCTTCTTGGCGTGATGTACGATGAAGTTCCTGGCGTACCCCATACCGCGCCCGGAGAGTGGGAGAGGCAGGATGTAGACATCCTTGCCCCAATTCTCTTCCCTCTTCAGCTTGGTATGTATGCTCCATTCTACGCGGTCGATCACGAGCCGTACCTGAAGACCTTGCTCGATCCAGTTCGGCACGGTTTTCTTGAGCATGTCGGTACGGCTCAGGGTTGGGATGTAGACAACGTCCATTGCTCCTCTTAGTTCTTGCTACGGCACTCAGGACCGGCGCTGAGTGAACGGCTTAGCTCATCGGTGAGGTGACGGTTACAATATCGGCAGGCCCCAAGTTCCTGGCCGTACCGGAATCCGGTCGCGTCGATGCCTTCTGCGAGGATGGCTTCCAGGGCCGCGATCCTCACGGCTCTTGAAACATTAAAGTCGGGCTTCCCGCCGACGATGCGCTTAACGAATGTACGCCCGGCGTAGTTGCCCTGCTCGGGACGGTCGACTCGCCAGAAGTCATAGTCGTTGTTGCCGGTGAGGCTCTTGGTTGCGTAGTGCCCGCGCGGTATCCCGGAGTAGTCGGCATCCTGAAACTGCGGGGCTTCCATCTTGAGCTGCGCAGCGTCTTCGGGGCATTGTCCTTCGAGGTGGGAGACCACCCACTTGCCTTCGGAGTTCTTGTCGACACGGCCACCGTCCGGCGGGACTAGGATGCCACATCTTGCGCATACGTTCTCGTACCTGTTCTTGCGATACGAGGAAAGGTTCGGCTCCGTCACACCATAGCAGGCCCGCACATCCGCGACGGTCTCGTGCTCATGGCCCTTACCACACTTGATACTCATCGTATCTCATCTCTATTCCCGGCCGGTTCCTTACCGGCTAACCCGAGTATAGCCTATCCGGCGCTTCCCGTCGAATCGTAAGGGATCTCTTCAAGCTCGAATTCCATGAAGCCGAATGTGTAATTGCCCATGAATTCGGTATCGAGTTTCACCCAGTAATCCCATCCGGTTGCGGTCATCGATATGACTGTGCCGGTTCTGCCGTTGAACATTGATTCATTGTTCTTGATTCGGACACGTTCGTCGGGCATCACCACTCCTCGCTAACCTTCACCCAGAAGTGCCTTGTTCCGCCTGTTTGGAGCTTGACGGAGATGCGCACCGCGTTTGGCGTGATCTCTCTTGCCTCTACTGACTCGACTTCTTCAGGCATAGCCTTCAGCGGCGGCGCAACTCCCGGCGGAAGTAGATGGTGTTTGATTGACGTGTAGATCATGTCGCGAACCGGGTCGTGGAGCTTGCTGGGCATTTCTCTCCTAGAGGAATGGGCGGAGCATGACTACGAGCCTACGGGTAGAAGCAATAGTGATTACGAGTGCCATTGCCGGATCGTGGAGCAGGTGGATAACGTACAGCTTGATCATCACCAGTATCGATCCCCATATCAGCTCCGGCATTACGCTCCAATCTGGCCGGGTAGCTGGCCCATGCGCAGCTACCCGGCAGACGGTCAATTGAATGCTGCGGTATCTGGCTCGGCGTCGTCTATCCGGCGCCATCCGGCCGGTATGGGATCGGATGCTGGTAGCGGATATGGAGTACGCAGGTATGAGTTCACTGCGTGCCGCATGCCGTTGATCTGCCTAGCGTGCGTCCGCATAGGGATAGTCGTGCCGGTAATGGAGGTGAACGCCCAATGCCTTCGGCGGCCGTGGATGATAACCTTGCCGACCGCGCTGTTGTCGTACGAGCTGGAAATAGTGTAGATGGTGCGCCGCTTGCCTGGCGCCTTCACCTCGGTCACGACGTACGGCATTACTTGTCCTCCTCTTTCTTGGGCTTGATGATGATGTCGAACCCATTCGCGTAGTATTCCTTCAGCTCGTCAGCCGTAAGGTAGATCTGTGCGGTGACGTCTACGCGAGTATATCCCGTGTATGGACCGGTGTCGCAGAATAGCGGGCTGCGCGGCATTATGCGTTTCTTCACTACAGACTCCTTGTGACGTTCTCCGGCGCGGTATACCTGGTCTTGCGTGTCCCGGAGTACTGGCTGCTGACCAGTAGCCATACGGATACGCCGGGATGGTCGAGATCCATGTGGAGCTTCATGATGGTTGGAGCCTGACGCGGCGAGGCGATACCGCGCGTCTTGCGTGGCGGATCATGAAGCGGGCATACGAAATCCCAGATGCCCTCCTTGTCATGCGTCGCCGTTAGAATCGGCATTGTTGACACCGTAACCCTCCTCTACAAGCCGTATCTTCACGGGCGAGTACTTCATGCCGACTTCCGCGCAGCCGCCACATACCGGGTGTGGGTATTCGGCGCATTCCTTGCATGCCCACTTGATTCGTACATGTCCCCTTTCACACCTTGCCTCGTACATGGTTTCGGTAGGATTGCCGCACGGGATCATCAGCGGCCTGATGTTCACCTCGCATTGGCGCATTATGGTAGCCTCTTGGATCTAGTCAGCGCCTCACGACGCCCCTCGAATTCCCTGCGGATCTTCTCGGTTGATTCCTGGTACTGCTTCATGTTGACTTGTCCGCGCAGCGCCTGCTCCAGCGCGTACTCGGCAATATCACGATTCAGTAGCATACGCTCAAGCTTCCTGAACTTCGCAATAGCATCCTCGGTACGCCAGTCCATCGATGCCTTCCCGGAGGGTTACCCTCCTTTTTCCCCTCACGATACGGAGGGTAACCCTCCTTTTTCCAGTAGCCGTATTTCGGCTACGTCTCTCGATTATAGCGCTTCCCGCGCGGCTAGGGAAGCCGTACGGAGCGATTACCGGCCGTACGTACGGCTATCCCTACCCGCGCGGCGAACGCCTAGCGCGCGGCGAGCGGACGCTAGCGCGCTACTCTATCGCTTTGGTCGATGCGGCCGTCGCCTGCGGGTTCAGGCTCGCCGTGTTCGCGTGCGCTACTCCCTTCCGGTACGCAGTCGCATTGAATGAAGCTTTTTTGTTGGCTGTCTGCCTGGCGTGCGGGAAGTCGTCGGCTAGCGCCGCCGCGATGTTCTGGCTCTTGTCCGCTAGTACAACCTCCGCGCCCGTTCCGCGCTGCCCGGCGATACCATCGAGCCTCTGCTTGATTCGGCTCAGGTATCCCATAGCCGCGTTGCGCCGGTATGTTTCCGAACCGGCGGGTGAAATTCGCAGAAATTCTTCCGCGCGGGATGAAACCTCAGCCCGGTAGGCCGTCTTGATCCTGCCGATCGACCGCGCCCAACTCGCCCGTTCGCCTGTCTCCCGGCTGACGTACATATCCCTGGGCTCGCCGGGGTTGGGCGGTACCTGGTACCAGCCGTATGCCTTGGCGATGTCGAACCAGTTGAGGCCTGCGTTGTGTAGTTCATAGGCGTTCTCGCCTAGGGTCTTGTTGGGATCTGGCTTGGGGAAGATGGCGCCGAGCATGTGGAGGTGGATGGTGGTGAACAGCATCTCGAAGTACCGGAGATCCGACTCATAGCCGTAGACCCAGACGTACTCCTGAATGCCTAGCGACTTCCTGCCCGAGTGCTCCATCCAGATTGACGAGCACTTACAGAACTTGCTGACGATATTGACGAGTGTCGCCAGCTCCGTGAGGAATGGGTTGTCCTCATCACCAAGATCAATCTTGATCCTGGTCGGCACAACGGCAACTGGTGCCTTCTGCGCTGTCTGCCACTCCTCAACAGCGTAACGCTGCATCATTTGATCGGCACGTTCTCGGCAGGCTTGCGCCTCTAGTCCCTGATTACGGTCGCCACTAGCTTCTAGTGATTCTGCTTTGTTAATCAATCCTCGGATCTTATCGAGAATCTTATTGAGTTCCATTAATCCTCCTGTTATGTTTGAGTATCTTGCCCTCGAAATAATTTTGCTTCTTAGCGATGGAATTTTTCGATCTTGTTATTGGATTGTTACTATTTTGTTTGTTAGTTTGCCACTCTAGATTCCAGAAGTTGTTGTTGAGCTTATTAGTGTCAAGATGAGCTGCCTGATACTTTATTCCGTCACTTGGAGGTGGACCATTATAATATAGGCAGACAAGCCTGCTTATCATCCTGAACTTTTTCCCACGCTTGCCGTGGAGATTTACTCTGAGATATCCATCCTTCCCGAGTATCTGTGATATTGGTTGATTCTTGCGATTTACTATATGCCCATCACCGCTTATCCAGTAATTTTGGAAGTCTGGGTACATTTGCTTCCATTCCAACTTCTGCATCATTGCGTCGGCGCGCTCGCGACAGGCATTTGCTTCATTCGCGAGCATCTTGTCGCCGCTGGATTCTAGGGACTCCGCCTTGTTGATGAGGGCACGGATCTTGTCGAGGATGCGGTCGAGTTCCATCTGCCTACTCCGCGCCGAAGCCGAACTTGCGTGCGGTTATCTCGGTCGTCTCCCAGTTGACCGCCTGCTTGGCCAGCTCCTCCTGATCTTGCCGCGCGGGCACTGGTGGTAGTGGCCGGTAAGCTGAGATGTACTTGCCG